AGGCGGTGCGGCACTCGCGCTTGGCGCCGCGGCGACCGCCGCGTCGATCCCGGTCAACATCGCCAGCGACCAGACCGTGCCCGTCACGGCGACCGGCGCGGTCGCCGACGGCGCTGCGGCGTCGGGGGCGGGCAACCCGGTCCTCATCGCCGGGCAGGACGGCACGAACGTCCAGTCGATCAACACCGACTCGACGGGGCGCGTGCATGTGGCGACGATCGCCACCTCCATCGTGCCGGGCACGGCGGCGACGAACCTCGGCAAGGCCCAGGACTCCGCGATGGGCGCCACCGACACCGGCGTGGCGAACCTCATGGTCCGCCGCGACGCGCCGACGAACGTCACGCCGGCCGCAGGGGACTACGCCGTCCCGCAGCTCAACAGCCAGGGCGCGCAGTACGTCCACCCGACCTTCGCGGGCTCGGCGGCGGCGTCGGTCGCGCAGATCATCAGCGCGGCGTCCGCCAATGCCACGAGCATCAAGGCGTCGGCAGGCGTCGTGACGACGATCGCCGCCGTGAACAACGGGACCGCGTGGCGCTACCTGAAGCTGCACAACACCTCGACCGCGCCGACGGCGGGCTCGGGCGTCGTCGCGACCTACGGCCTGCCTCCCGGCGGCGGCATCACGCTGGCGTTCCCGACCGGCCTCGCGTTCTCGACCGGCATCGGCGCGACGATCACCGCGGGCATCGCGGCGGCGGACACCGCCGTCATCGGGGCGAACGAGGTGGCGGCGACGATCACCTACCACTGACCGAGGGCCGCATGGGCTACCTGACCGAGAAGTCGACCGCCACCGTCTACCGCTCCATCTCGGCGATCGAGCTGTCCCCGAGCGACGACTCCCTGCGCTTGACGATCACGGAAGGCATCGACGTCCCGCAGCCCGACGGCTCCGTGCGCTTCGTGCCCACGCGCGCCGACTTCCGTCCCGACATCGGCGCGCAGGGGCCGGCGCTCATCAACATGCCCCTCGGCCAGCTCGCGCCCGCGCTCGGCGTGACGACGCCCGCCGACATCGCCGCCATGTCGATCCGCCAGATCATCGTTGGGCTGGTCGACTACGCCCTGACGCCGCAGCCCGCCCCCGGGCCCGAGCCCGAGCCGCCTGCACCCGAGCCCGACGCGCCGCCCGCGTGAGGTAGTCCGTGGGCATCGAGATCCGGCAGACGGCGACGTTCAACACCGACGGCGCTCGCACGACCTCGCCGAGAGCTGTCACGCTCGCGCAGGATGTGCTTCCCGGCTCGCTGCTGGTCGTGGCGGGCGTGTCGCTCCTGTACGGCTCCTACACTTATTCGACGCTGACTGGAGTCACGGACGATCGCAGCAACACGTGGGCCACCCCGGTCAATCATTACTCCTCGTGGGCCGCAGGGGTGTGGATGTGCGAGGCGCACGCTGCGGCGGCAGGGTCGACGACCGTGTCCCTGTCGTTCACAAACACGAGCGACCTGTCCCTGTCGATCGCGGTGATGGAGGTCACGGGCGCGGCGCAGGCGAACGCGCGTGAAACCTACGTGACCGGCAAGGCGACGACGACCGGCTCCAGCGTCACGACCGCCACGACCAGTCCGCTGTCGCAGCCCGACTGCCTGCTGATCGGCGTGGGCGGCGGCGCGTTCGGCGTGCCCGCTGGGACCGACGATTGGGACTCCAAGTTGGCGGTCAACAACGGCGGGTCGCGCATCGGCACGCAGATCCTCGCGCGCGTCGTCAGCTCGACCGATGCCGTGTCGATGACCGTCAATCACGAGTCGACCGCGAACGCGCGGCATTCGTTGATGGCGGTCTACAAGGCGGCGCTCGCGGGCGGGCGGCTGTCGATGATGGGCTGCGGCAACTAGGAGCGGGCGATGCTTCTCCTGCTCCTGCGCTTCATCCCGCGCGAGTACACCGAAGCGCGCACCGACTCGGGCTCGGCGTCGTTCTCGACGTCGGTCGGGCTGTTCGCGCAGGCCGCTGACACCGAGTCCGCCTCCGCGTCCGACTCTGCTGCCGTCACTTTGGTGCGGGTCGGGGCGCGCACGGACGCCGCGACTGGCAGCGACGCAGCGACGACCGTCGCGACCCTGCTCGCCGCCGACACCGAGTCCGCGACCGCGTCCTCCTCGCAGGTCGCCGGGCAGCTCGCTGTCGCGTCCGACACCGAATCGGCCACGGCGTCCGAGTCCGAGGCGGTCACGACGACGCGCGTCGGCGCGACGACGGACATCGGCACCGCGACCGACTCCTCGACTCAGGCGTCGGTACGTGCGGGCGCTTGCACGGACACGGGCACGGCGTCGTCGGCGCAGTCGAGCGCCGCGACATTCGTGGCTGCGGACACCGAGTCGGCCACGGCGTCGGCGACCGAGACGATCGCGTGGCCGAAGGCGATCACGGAAGCGGGCACAGCAACCGAAGCACCGCTGCCCAACGCGATCCGCAACCCCGATGCGAGTCAGGGCGCAGCGGTCGGCGCGCCCGGCACCGCCCCGGACCTGTGGAATGTTCCGACCTCGACTGGGGGGCTTGCCCGAGAGGTCGTCGCGATCGGCGTCGATGGCAGCACGGGCCTGCCCTACATCGACATTCGGTGGGCTGGCACGACGGTCGGTACGTCGACCTCGCTTGCCAACTTCGATCAGCTCCTCGGCATTGCGGCCTCGCCGGGTCAGGTGTGGCGCACGACGGCGCGCGTGGCTCTTGTGGGCGGGAGCCTAGCGGGGCTGACGTCCATTCGCCTGTCGACGCTGTACCGCTGGTCGGGCGCGCAGCTCAACGAGTCTAGCCTTCACCTTCAGTCGACGCTCGATGGCACGCTGCGGGAGTTCACGACCCCGTTCGCGATCGCCACCCGCACCGAGACGACGAACGTCGTCGCGCGCCTGACGGCGTACTACCCCGCCGGCACGGCGCTCGACTTCACGATCCGGTTGTGCGCGCCGAATCTGGAGCTGTTCGCTGCGCTCGCGACCACGACGCGCGTGGGTGCGGTCACCGACGCTGCCGCCGCCTCCGAGTCCGAGACGGCCTCCGTCGTCTACCCGAACGCGCGCACCGACACGGGCACGGCAAGCGAGTCGGCGTCGATCGCATGGCCGAAGGCGTTCACGGAGTCCGCGACCGCCTCCGAGTCCGAGACGGTCAGCACGACGCGCGTCGGCGCTGACACTGAGTCGGCATCGGCGTTCGACTCCGCCACGACCGGCGTCGCCTCGCCGCGCGACCGCACCGACACCGGCACCGCGTCCGATACGCCAACCGCCACGACGACTCGCGTCGGCTCGGTCACGGAGGCAGCGACGGCTGGCGACTCGGCTGTCGCGACGACGACTCGCGTCGGAGCCGTCACCGACGCCGCGAGCGCTACTCGCGCCAACCTCGTCACGACGACTCGCGTCGGGGCCGACACCGAGGCGGCGGACGCCGGCGACACGGCGACAACCCTTGCGGCGCTCGGGTCGAGCCGCACCGATGCCGCGAGTGCAGCCGACTCCGCCGCGATCGCATGGCCGAAGGCGCAGACCGACGGCGCGACCGCAACGTCCTCCGTCAGCACGGCGCATGTCGCGCTCGCCGACGTCTCCGAGCCAGCCGCCGCCGGCGACGCCGCCGACGCAGGGGCGATCGCCGCCCGGGTGCGGACCGACAGCGGCGTGGCGTCCGACGCCGCCGCCGTCGGCTCGGTGCGCCCAGTCGCGATCACCTTCGCGGCCTCGGCGTCCGACTCGGCGAGCTCGTCCGAGACGAACGCCGACACCATCGTCATGGGCGCGGCGGCCGAGGATGTGCCGTCCTCGCTCATCGTCGCCAACGAGGCGCAGCTCGACACCGCCGGCGCCACGATGGACGCCGCCGGCGCCGCCTCATTCTTGGCCGCCCGGTCGGAGTCGGCATCCGCCTCGCTGTCGATCGTCGTCGCCGCGGCCCTGCCCGCGCATACCGTCGACGAGGCGGGGGCCAGCGACACCAGCGACGCCGCCGCGATCGTCCCGGTCGTCAACGCCGAGGAGGCCACCGCGGGGTTCGCCGCCTCGACGGCGCTCATCCGTGCCGGCGCCACAACCCTTTCCGCCGCCGCCGCGCAGACCGCCGCCACGACGATCGAGGCGCAGGACGCCCTCCATGAGGCCGCCGCGGCATCGGATGCGCTCTCCTCCCGGCTCGATGCCGTCGCAACGGCTGTCGACGCGCTGGACGCGTCCGAATCGGGATCCGCTGGCTTCTCCTCGACCGACTGGACGATGGACGAGGCCGGGGCCGTGGTCGAGGCCCAGGCCACCGCTACGCGGCTCGGTGAGTCGGTGGACTCGGCTGGCGCCGACGTGTTCCTCGACAACCGGGGCGAGTTCGGAATCGACGCCGAGATGGCGGCCGCCGCCGGCGACAGCGCCGTCGCCAGCATCGAGTCGACCAGGTCCAGTACCGAAGGGGCTGGCGCCGACATCACCGTCGCGACCTCCTCGGTGCTGTCCGTGACCTCGACCCAGGCGTCGCAGGCGTCGTCCTCGGAGGCCTCGCTCGCGCGATTCCTGGGCGCCGTGATCGAGTCGGTCGAGCCGTCGGCCTACCTCGAGACAGACCTCACGACGGGCCTGCGCCCGACGTTCGTGTTCCGCCGGAACGTCTTCGAGGAGGACCGCACGCTGGTACCCGATGTCGAGCCCCGAACGGTCGTGGCGCCCAGGCGGGACCGGGTCCGCAGGGTCGACGCGGAGGACCGTACCAGCATCGCCCGCGACCGGCGTGTCGTGCGGCTCGAGGAGTGATCCATGGCAAGTTCGATCCCCACCTTCACCAAGGACGCGAGCGAGAGGCTCGACTACACGGTCGACTGGACCGCGTGGCTCACCGGCGGCGATACGATCGCAGCGGCGCCCACCTGGACCGTGCCGGCCGAGCTGACGAAGGACGCCCAGGGGCATGACAGCACCCGCGCCACCGTCTGGCTGACCGGTGGCGTACCCGGTCGGACCTACACGGTGGAGTGCCGCATCACCACCGTCCAGGGGCGGATCGCCGAGCGGGCGTTCGTGCTGGCGGTCGTCGACCGGCGCTGATCGGCGATGACCCCGAAGCAGTTCGCGAGGCTGCCGCCCAAGCGCGCGATCGCGTACATGCGCGGCCGGAAGGTGGCGCTGCCGGACGACTACTACTCGCGCGCCGGCACCTATCGGCAGCAGGCCTTCTCGATCGCCGGACTCGCGAGCCTGGACGCGCTGCAGGCGGTACTGGACAGCCTGAACGACGCGCTACGACGTGGCGAGTCGTTCGCCGACTGGAAGCGCAGCGCCGTCGACCAGCCCGAGCTCGGGGTGCTGCCCAAGCACCGCCTCGAGAACATCTTCCGCACCAACCTGCAGGGCGCCTATGCCCGCGGCACGTACCAGCGCCAGGCCGAGGTTGCCGACCGCCGGCCGTACCTGATGTACGACGCCGTCAACGACTCGCGCACCCGCCCTAGCCACCGCGCGATGGACGGCTTCATCGCCCGGCACGACGACCCGATCTGGGCGAAGTGGCGCCCGCCTGTCGGGTACCGCTGCAGGTGCGCCGTGATCTCGTTGACAGAAGCGCAGGCCCGCGCCCGAGGCCTGGCCGAGCAGGTGCGGCCGCGCGTCGAGCCGGATCCGGGGTGGGACTACGACCGGTCCGCCGGGATCCAGCCGGGCATCGATCGGGCAGTGCGCCGTCGCAAGGCGCAGTGCGGCCCGCTCCTGTTCGCGGGGGGCGCTCCGCAGCCGCCGATCTGGTGCCGCGGCGTTGGCAAGGAGATGCTCGAGCGCTACGCGCTGGATCGCAACAAGCCGATGCCCGAGCCGCGGCCTGCGCCGGGTCCGCTGCTAACCGAAGGCCAGGACGAGCGCTTCTACCTGACGGAGTTCATGCAGGCGTTCGGGGCGCAGTGGAACGAGACGGTCGAGCTGACGACGCTCGGGCCGGGGTTGACCCTCGAGGTGTCGCGGGAGCTGTTCATCGTTCACGGAAGCGGCAAGTCGAAGTTGGACAAGCGCGGCAGGGCCGTGTACGCGGCCTGGATCGCGGCAGCGATTCGCGAACCGGATGAGGTCTGGGTGACGAACGACGTGCATGGCGCGCGCTTGAACCTGCTCGCGCGCTTTCGGTTCGGGGGACGACTCCACGGGATCGTGGCCGTCTTCAAGAAGCGGGGGGACGTCTGGGTCGGCTGGTCCGGGTTTCAAGCCGAACGAGAATCCTATCTCGCCGGGCTGAGAAACGGCGAACCATTGCACCGACGGGACGCGTAGATGAGGTGACGTGCGCAGGGCCATCCTGCGCAGCGTCGGGCGTAGTCCTGCTGAGGTCGATGGCCGGCATCGGCGCTACGTTGCGCGAAAGTATAGGAGCACTGCTACCTGGCTATCAAGGTCTCCCTCGAAGACGAGAGACGTAGCGTGGCGCGCGGCACGCCCCGATGCCGCGCGCCACGGGCCGCGGTCGTCTACCGCTTGCCGAGAGCGCGCGGTGGGTGGGGTGGTCCGGATACCCGGTGACGCAGGAGCGCTTGCTGGGGCAGGCGCGCGACGGGAACTTGCTGCACCGCCGAAAGGCGTGACGGGAGGGGGTCCGCCCCCCAGCCCGCCCCAGCGAGGATCCTGCTCAAGCCGGCGGACGACTCGTCGACTCGCTGTTACGCCGGTGAGTCTAAGACAGGGCGCATTCCGCCGCAACGTCCGCCCGGCCACTGTCGAGTTGAGATCTGCGCACCGCCGTGCGCCTTCGGCCGGCGACGCTCCGCCGCTACAACGGCGGCCATGGTCCACATTCTTGAGCCCTCGCGACAGGGCGGCCCGGCGTGAGGCAGCCGCTGATTCTGACCGCGCCGGTCGCCTTCGAGGCCGGCGGAGCCGCTCTCCCGAAGAAGCTGCGGGGCACGGCGTACTCCGGCGGACGGGTGCCGGACCGCAACCTCGTGATCGATCTCGCGACGACCTCGATCACCACCCCCGCGCCGCTGCTGGCCGGACACCTGTCCGGGAGCGTCGTCGGTCGCATCACCCAGGCGAGCGTCGCCAGCGCTATCGCGATTGAGGGCGACCTGTACTCCGACATCGACGACGACGCGCGGGCGATCGCCCAGAAGGCTGCACGGGGCCATCCCTGGCAGCTGTCGGTCGGGCTGTACGGCCACACCTGGGAGGACGTGCCGCCCGGCAAGACCGTGTCGGTCAACGGACAGTCCTTCGACGGGCCGATCACCGTTCTGCGCAACGGCGTCGTGCGCGAGGTCTCCATCGTGGCGCTGGGCGCGGATCCCGCTGCCGACGCCGCCTTCTTCAATCACCATCGAGGACGATCCATGTCCGAACAGAACGCCGCGGTCGCGCAGCTCGCGACCCTGACCGTCGAGCGCGACCAGGCGCGCGCCAACGTCACCCGCCTCGAGGCCGAGAACCGCACCCAGGCCGCGAGGATCACCGAGCTCGAAGGGCAGCTCGCCACGCTCACCGAGCGGGCCCGCGCGGCCGAGACCGCGCAGCGTACGACGGACGTGCGCGCGATGCTCCAGGAGCTCGGCCTGGAGTTCAGCGAAGCGGCGGCCGCCCCGTACCTCGCGATGAGCGCCGAGGTCTTCGCCGGCGTCCGCAGCCAACTGTCCCAGCTCAAGCCGAAGCTGCCCGCGCACCTGGCGCAGTCGGTCGCCGATCTCGGTGCCGGCGGCGGCAGCGGGCAGCAGCCCGCGCCGGGAGGTCTGCTGCTGCAGACCGTCAAGGCCCAATTCGGCATCAAGTGAGGAACTGATCCATGGCCACCTTCTCCGAATCGAACCGCATCGGCGATGTCGTCAAGCGCGAGTTCGAGCCCCTGCTCAATCGCGAGAGCATCGTCATCGCCACCGGCGCCGCGCAGAACCTCAAGGTCGGCACGGTGCTCGGCCGCATCACCATCGGGAGCGCCACCGTCGCCGCGAAGGCCGGCGGCAACGCCGCGAACACCGGTGCGCTCACCCTGGACGCCACCACCCCGGTGCTCGCCGGCGCCGCGGCCGGCGTCTACACGGTCCGCTGCATCGCCGCCGCGTCCAACTCGGGCACGTTCCGGGTCGAGGATCCGGCGGGCCGCTTCATCGGCGAAGTCGCCGTGGGCGCGACCTTCGCCGAGCAGGTGAAGTTCAGCATCGCCGACGGCTCCCAGGACTTCGTGGTCGGCGAAGGGTTCGACATCACGGTCGCGCCCGGCACCGGCAAGTACGTGCTGCACGACAACGCCGCCACCGACGGATCGCAGAACGCCGCCGCAGTCCTGCTCGAGGACGCCGACGCCACTGCCGCCGACGCGCCGGCGATCGCCCTGGTGCGCGGGCCGGCGGTCGTCGCCGACGGCGCGCTGATCTTCAAGGCTGGCATCTCGGCCCAGAACCGCGCCGCTGCGATCGCCGCACTCGCGGGGCTGGGCATCGTGGCCCGCCGCACCGTCTGACCCGAGGGCTTCCGACATGAACGTCAACCCGTTTTCCGTCTTCTCGACGTCCGAGATCGCTGCGGCGATCAACGTCATCCCGAACACCTACGGCAGGCTCAACGAGCTCGGCCTGATGCCCACCCGCGGCGTGACGATGCCCGACATCGTCATCGAGGAGCAGAACGGCTCGCTCGCGCTGATCCCGACCGAGCGCATCGGCGGGCCCGGGGCGGTGGGCAAGGTCGGCAAGCGCAAGGTGCGCACCTTCCGGATCCCGAAGCTCGTCTACGACGAGGCGGTGACGCCGGCCGAGGTGCAAGGCGTGCGCGCCTTCGGCTCGAACGAGCAGGCTGGCCTGGCGGCTCTTCTGACCCAGAAGCTGACCACCGCCCGCACCAAGCACGACCTGACGCTCGAGTGGCTGCGCGTCGGGGCTCTGAAGGGCCAGATCCTCGATGCCGACGGCTCCACGGTGATCTACAACCTCTTCACCGAGTTCGACATCGTCGAGAAGAGCGTCGACTTCCTGCTGGGCACGGCCGGCACCGACGTGCGCGGCAAGTGCATGGAGGTCGTCCGTCACATCGAGGACAACCTGCTCGGCGACGTGATGAGCCGCGTGCATGCGCTGGTCTCGCCCGAGTTCTTCGACAAGCTGGTCGCGCACTCGAAGGTGCAGGCCGCGTACCAGTCCTACCAGGAGGCGGCGCAGCGTCTCGGTGGCGACATGCGCAAGGGCTTCACCTTCGGCGGCATCACCTTCGAGGAGTACCGCGGTCAGGCCACGAACACCGGCGGCACCACCTCGAAGTTCATCGCCGCCAACGAGGGCCGGGCGTTCCCGATCGGTACGTCCCAGACCTTCGGCACGTTCGTCGGGCCGGCTGACTTCAACGAGGCGGTCGGCACGCTCGGCCAGATCTACTACGCGAAGACGCTGCCTTCGAAGTTCGAGCGCGGCTACGAGATCCACACCCAGTCGAACCCGCTGCCGATGTGCATGCGGCCTGCGGTGCTGGTGAAGCTGACGACCTCGAACTGATCGCCCTGCACGGAGTCTCCTCCACTCGCCCCCACGGCGAGATGGCTCGGCCCCGACCCTCTCGCAGGGCGGGGCCTTTTTCATGGAGCACCAGATGGCCTACGCCACCCTCGAGGACCTTCGCGTCGCATTCGGCGAGCGCGAGGTCGCCCAGCTCACGCAGCGCCGCACGGACTTCGTCGAGGCCGCGGACGCCGCGACCTCGGTCTCCTTCCTCGAGCAGGCGTCGTCGGAGATCGACTCGCGCCTCGCCACCCGCTACGACGTGCCGGTCTCGCCGGCGCCCCGGATGCTGGTGGCGGTGTGCTGCGACATCGCCCGGTACCGCCTCTACGACGACGCGGCGCCCGAGACGGTCCGCACCCGCTACGAGGACGCCGTGCGGTGGCTGAACGACCTGGCCGCCGGGCGCGCCGCGCTGCTGAACGACGACGGATCCGTCGCCGGCGCGCGCACCACGGACACGGGCGCCGCCTCCGCCGTCGTCGCGGTTCCCAGGGCGCTCGTCTTCGGTGCCGGGTTCCGGACACGCTACGACAGCGAGCTCGCGCCGTGAAAGTCGGGATCGAGATCGACGACCGCGAGGTGCGGGAGCTGTTCGCCACCCTTGTGCGCAAGGGGGCGGACCTGTCGCCGGTGATGCGCGAGATCGCAGCGACCCTCGAGGCGGCGACGCAGCTCCGGTTCAAGGAGGGCGTGGCGCCAACGGGCGCGCCCTGGTTGCCGCTCTCGGCGGTGACCCGCGCGACGCGCGCCAAGCGCAGCCGGTCGAAGGGAGCCGCGGCGGTTGCGCGGGCGCTTGCCGGTCCGATGCAGCCTCTGCTCGACACCGGGCGGCTGCGGGGCTCCATCACCTCGAGGTACTCGGCGAAGCAAGCGGTGGTGGGCACGAACCTGGTGTACGCGCCGATCCACCAGTTCGGGTTCCACGGGCCGCAGGCAGTGAAGCCGCATGCGCGCCGCAGCCGAAAGGGCGGCACCCACCAGGTCCGCGGGCACACCCGGAACATGAACGTCCCCGCACGCCCGTACTTCGGCCTGTCCGCTGCCGATCGAGCCGAAGTGCTCGACATCCTGCGCGAGCACATCGCCTCCACCTCGGGCTGACAGGGCCGAGTACGCACCGCGGTGCGCCTACGGCGGCCGGCGGCCGGCCGGTACAACCCGTGGCGTGATTGCCCTCGCCCCTGTCGTCGATCGCCTCCGTGAGCACTGCCCGTCGTTCAACGCGATCGACGGAGCCGCGGAGTTCTCCGCGATCGCGGATCGCGTCACGACCCACCCCGCAGCGTGGGTCGTGCCGCTGGCGGACGCCGCTGGCGAGAACCGCTTCGGCGCCGGCGTGGCGGTCGCGCAGCGCGTGGAGACTTCCTTCGGGATCGTCCTCGTCTGCGCGGACCGGTCCGATCGGCAGGGCGCCGCGGCGGTCGAGCTGCTCACGCGCCTTCGTCGCGAGGTGCTCTCCGCGGTGCTGGGTTGGGTGCCGGCCGACGGCGCGGCTCCGCTCGCATTCGTCTGTGGCGACGCGCTTCGGTTCTCGGCGGGCCTGACCTGGTGGCAGGACACCTACTCGACCGCGTGGGAGTGCCGCTCACTCCCCGGAGCTCCTTCATGACCGACATCACCCACGACCGGTACGCCGGCATCGGCGGCAGCTATGTCGTCGTCGATGGCGAGCGCTTCCCGGCGGACCACGAGAACGGCTACGCGCCGCTGCCGCACACCCGCAACGAGGACGGTACGCCCGTCCAACCGGAACCGGCTCCGGAGCCGGACCCGCAGGAGTAAGCCATGCCGCTGTACGCCCGCCGGGCAGTCGTGCTCGCGAAAACCGAATCGCCCGCCGGCCAGGATGCGAACCCGACCGGGGCCGCGAACGCGATCGCGGTCGCGAACGTCAACCTGTCCCCGCTGAACCTGCAGACCCAGGACCGCGGCCTGCTGCGACCGTACCTCGGCGGAAGCGAGCAGATCGTCACTGGGGAGTATGCGGAGATCGAGTTCGAGGTCGAGGCGGCCGGCGCCGGCACGTCGGCCACGACCGTCTCGAAGTTCGGCCCGTTGCTCAAGGCCTGCGGCATGGCCGAGACGGTCGGTGCATCGGACGTCTCGTACCTGCCGGTCTCGACCTCGTTCTCGACCGTCACGATCTACTGCTACATCGGCGACTCGGTGCTGCACAAGATCACCGGCGCGATGGGCGACGTGACCGCGGAGTTCGTCGCCGGCGAGATCCCGAAGCTGAAGTTCCGGTTCCTCGGCATCTACAACGTCGTCACCGACGCATCGTCGTCCGGCGTTGCCTACACCGGATGGCAGGTGCCGGTCGGCTTCCGAGACGCTGTCGTGCCGACGTTCACCGTGCACGGTCTGCAGAAGACCGCGCCGATCGGCTACCGGTCCATCTCGGTCGGACTCGGCAACAACCTCGTCTACCGCAACCTGATCGGGTCGGTGAGCGCGCTCATCACCGACCGTGCGGCTGCGGGTTCGGTGGAGCTCGAGGCCGCGACGATCGCCACCAAGGACTGGTTCGGCATCGTCCGGGGGCTGACCACCGCGGCCATCACGCTGCAGGTCAACAGCACCGCGACGAACATCTTCCAGGTCGACGCGCCGAAGGTCCAGATGACCAACCCGCGGTACTCCGAGCTCGACGGCATCGTGATGATGACGCTCGACATGCGGATGCTGCCGTCGTCCGGGAACGACGAAGTGAAGTTCTCGACGAAGTGATGCGCTGACGGGAGCCACTGCTGATGTTCTGCATCGACCTGTCGCCGACGTACGCCGCTCCGATCTCGCACACCCTCCCGGGCGGGGTCCGGGCGGTGTTCCGCGGCGTGTTCCATCGGATGACGGAGTCCGAGTCCGAGGAGTTGCTGTCGAAGCTCTCGCGCAGCGAGCTGTCGGCCGTCCAGGCGGTCGTACGCGTGCTCGCCGGGTGGGAGGAGGTTGCCGACGCGAAGGGCGAACCGCTCCCCTTCACCCCGGACAACCTCTCGAAGCTGCTGGCGATGCAGGGCATGTCCGCGGCGATCGTCTACGCGTGGGCGCGCTCGCTGAGGGAGGTCGAGGAAAAAAACTGATCGGCGCCGTGCGGCACTGGCTGCGCGGCGGGATCGGCGAGGACATCGATCCGCAGAAGTCCGACGAGGCGGCATCGCTGCGCGACCTCGGCGTCCCGGAACAGCTCATCGCACGCCAATGCGCCCTTCGAACCGACTTCGCCGTGCTGCCCCGCAACGAGACGACCGTGCTCGTCTGGTGCGCGATCGCGGCGACGCAGTGGTCGATCGTCGCGGGGTTCGGCGGTGCGCAGTACATCGGGCTGCGCTACGAGGCACTCCCGGCGGTGCTCGACCTGCTGCAGGTGTCACCAGACGAGAGGCCCAGGGTGTTCCGGGGGATTCGTCTGATGGAGCGCGTCGCGCTGCGCGCGCTCAACGAAGCGCCAGGCGGAACAGGCCGATCGTGATGTACGAGGCGCCGAGGGCCGGCATGAACGTGGAGACGCCCGGGTCGGCGGCGAAGAAGACCCACGCCCAGAACGCCAGAAAGCTCATCCCGATGCACAGCAGGTAAGCGAGCACCGCACCCATGGCCGGCAACCTCACGTTCGGAATCCGCCTGACGGCCGATGGTACCGGCTTCGTGGGGCAGGTCAACGTCGCGAAGGACGCGCTGCGCGAGCTGAGCGCCGCGGGGCGCGCGACGGGCCGCGAGGTCGGCACCGGGGTGGGAGCGGCCAGCGGCGCGCTGCGCGATCTCGGTGCGGCGGGCCGGACCGCCGGCCAGGAGGTCGGCGCCGGCGTCGGCTCCGCCCGTCGGGGCGTCGAGAGCATCTCCCGGCAGCTGACGCAGCTGCGGGCCCTGGCGGCGGGATTCGGCGTCGCCACCGGACTGACGGAGTTGTTGCGCCAGTCCGTCTCGGCCGCCGACGCGATGACCAACCTCGCCGCGCGGCTCGACCTGGTCACGGGTTCCTCGGATCGCACCGCTGCCGTCCAGGCCCGCCTCTTCCAGATCGCCCAGGCCTCGAGGGTCTCCTTCGTCGAACTAGGAGCCACCTATGCCCAGGTGGCGCGCTCGACCGCCGAGCTCGGGATCAGCCAGGACCGGGTCCTGGGGGTCACGCAGGCGCTGTCGCAGGCGATCACCATCTCCGGCGGGTCGGCGTCGTCTGCGCAGGCTGCGATGGTGCAGCTATCGCAGGGGCTCGCCTCCGGCACGCTCCGGGGCGAGGAGCTCAATTCCATCCTCGAGCAGACACCGCGTGTCGCACAGGCGATCGCCGACGGGATGGGCGTGTCGGTCGGGCAACTCCGCAAGCTCGGGGAAGAGGGGGCGCTGACGGCGCGGGCCATCGTCCAGGCGCTCGAGAGGTCCGCCCCGCAGCTGGCGGCCGAGTTCGCGAAGATTCGCCCGACCATCAGCGGCGCCTTCCAGGCACTCCAGAACTCGGCGACCGACTTCATCGGGGAGGTGGACCGCTCGAGCGGCGCCTCGCAGACGCTGGCCGAGAAGATCACGGAGTTGGCCGATGCTCTGACCAAGGCGAAGAGCGGCGTCGATGGCTTCCTCACCACGGCCAAGCCGATCGCGGAGATGGCGGCGTGGGCGGCTGGCGCGGTGGCGTTGGCGCGCGGGCTGCAGGCGATCGCCGCGGTCGGCGTCGGCGGCGGGCTGATGGCGCTGCTGGCGAAGCTCGCAGGGCTCGCCGGCGGCCCAATCGGCGTGGCTGCGGCGGTCGGGGGGCTCGCGATCGGCGGAATTCGGTCGTTCATGGGCTCCGAGACGGGCCGCGAATGGCAGGCGAATCAGGTCGAGCAGCAGCTCGAGACGGCGCGGCGCTTCAACCCGCCGGACTCCCCGCGGGTGAAGGCACTGGAGCGCGAGCTCGCCGAGCTGCGGGCGACGCTGCCCAAGCCGCCGCAGCTCGCCGGCCCCGATCCGTTCCAGGCGACGATCCAGGACGAGGTCGACCGCGAGGCGGCCGGCAAGGCGGCCGCACGCGACCGGCAGAAGTACGTCTCCTCGGCCGACAACCAGTCGAGGGCGCAGCGCCAGCAGGCCGAACGTACTGCAGCCGAGGAGCAGTTCCGCCAGCTGATGGCCGCCCAGGCCGGCGCGCCCCAGTCGGACGTCGACCAGCTCTTCGCGGCCTACCGGCAGCGCGTCGCGAACATCGACGAGAAGTATCGCGACAAGGACGGCGAGGCCGCGGCACGGCGCGCCGCCGGCTCCACCCGACAGGCGATCGCGGCGCGACTGGCCGACGAACAGGCGGCGATCGAGCAGGGTGAGCGGATGAAGCTCGCAGTGCTCGAGTCGCTCGGCAGGCAAGGGCTGCGGACCGACGAGCAGCTGGTGAGGGAGCGGGAGCGGATCCAGCTCGACTCGATCGACCGGCAGATCGCGACCGCCGAAGTGGCGCGCGCGGCGGCCGGTCGCGACGAGACCGAGAAGGCACGCGCGACCGGCGCGATCAACCAGCTTGTGAGGGAGCGCGCCCAGGTCGAGCTGCAGGCGACGCTGCAGCTGGCCGAGCTCGCCGCGCAGCGCGAGGCCCTGGCGGACAAGGAGGCGAGGTCGTTCCGGCGGGCGCGATTCGACGATCTGCAGGGCCTGCGCGAGTCGATCCGCTCGATGGCGGACGAGAACGAGGCGCGTCTGCAGGCGATCGCGACGGGCCGCGAGGAAGCCGAGATGCTGCGGGAGCTCCGAATCGCCCGCCTGGAGGCTGAGCTCGAGGTGGACGAGCGGCCCGATCCGGAGAAGCTGGAGCGGCTTGTCCTGCTGCGTGAGGAGCTGCGGCTGCTGCGGGAGCGGCGCGAGATCGACGGCCAGCGGGAAGCCCGGCGCCGCGATGAGGCGCTGCCTGGCCGGCTCGAGGAAGAGGCCCAGGCGCGGCAGCGGCGCCAGGCGGAGACGCTGGAGCAGTCGCTCACCGACTCGCTGTACCGGTCCTTCGAGAGCGGCAAGTCCATCGCGGAATCGTTCCGCGAGACGCTCAAGGCCACCTTCGGCACCCTGATTCTTCGTCCGCTGATCGAGCCGGTGATGAAGCCGATCGCGAACGCCGCCTCGGGGTTCATCGAGCAGATCGTGAACGTGGCGATCGGGGCAATCGGCGGCGCAACGAGCACGGGCAAGAGCCCGTACGCGTTCGAGACAGGCTACGTCGGCGGGCCGTCGAACGCGTACGCGATCGACGCCATGATGGGCAACGCTCCGGGGCGGCCCCGTGCGCGGGGAGGACAAGTCCTCTCGGGGCAGACGTACCTGGTGGGCGAGGAAGGACCGGAGGCGCTCGTGATGGGCGGCGGGGCGTACGGGACGGTCGTCCCGAACCACGCGCTCACGCCCTCGGGCGCAGGGCGATCGGTCGTCATCAACCAGACCTTCAACGTGTCGTCCGGGGTCGACGCAACGACGGCGACGAACATCTGGCGCGCGGCGAAGGACGCCGCGCAGACCGAGATGGTCGAGCGCGTGCGATCGGGCGACCGATCGCTGTGGTGACGCGATGAGCGAGACGCTGACCTACCCGTTCGGGACCGACACCTACCGGCCCGAGTCGTTCTCGCTGAAGGTCGAGGACTTCGTGCTGATCTCGACCCCGGCGCTGGGCGGGCCGATCCGTACCTACGAGGTGCCCGGGACCCGCCTGGTCGCGACACTCGCCTACGGGGTCCAGCTGACAGCCGAGCGGGCAGAGATCGCTGGGTGGTGGGCCAAGGCCGGGCTGCGGCGCAATCGCGTGCGCCTCTATCACCCGGCGCTCGTGGCGCCTCGCGGCACAATGCGCGGCTCGCCGCTCGTCAAGACCCAGGCGCTGCAGGGCGCGGCGACTGTGACTGTGAAGTCCGGCTCCGGGACCTTGCTGCGGGGCGACATCATCGGGCTGACGGACGGGCTGCACGTCGTGACCGACGACGTGACGTTCTCCGGTGGCGAGGCGATCGTCGCGATCTCGCCCCAGGTGCGAGCGACCGTCGCGGTCGATTCCGCGGTGACGTGGGACCGCCCGACCGGCACGTTCATGTGCCTGTCCGCGCCGGACGTGCCGTTTCGTGGGACCGGCGGGCATCCGTCCTTCAGCGTGTCCCTGGTCGAGGCCCCCTGACATGGCCGCGCACGAACTCGCAGGCGGCGGCTCGGCGCTGGCGAAGGCCAACCACGCGCGGGTCGTCAACCTCGTCGAGATCCTCTCCCAGCCCGCGCTCGGGGCGGTGACGCCCGTGCGCCTGGTGACCGGCATGTTCGACGTGAGCTACGGCGGCAATACGTTCTACGCCTCCGGCCAGCTGCTCCAGATCAGCGAGATCCGGGAGACGATGGCCAACCGCGCCTCCCGGCTCTCGATCAAGGTGTCGGCGGTTCCGTCGTCGCTGCGCTCGCTCGCGCTCGATGCGCAGTACACCTACGTGGGCCGGCAGATCACGATCTGGACGGCGGCGCTGTCCACCGCCTACGCGGTCGTCGGCACGCCCGATATCGCGCTCCTCGGGCGGGTTGGAAAGATGACGATCACCGACCGCGCCGGGACGAGCGACGGTACGTGCGAGGTCGACATCCTGTGCGTCGACCGGTACGCGCGGCTGCGGACGTCGAACGAGCGCCGGCTGTCGCACGAGCAACAGAAGCACCTGTACCCGGGCGACACCGGGCTGCGCTTCCTCACGAAGATGCGTGAGGACAACACCGCGGTCCTGGGGCAGCGATGAGCGTCTTCAAAGACTTCCTGCTCGCTGCGGCCGGGGCGGCCGTTTCGCTCCTGTCGTTCGGCGCAGGCACACCGCTCCTGGCGAGCTTCACCTGGCAGGCGTTCGCCGCGCGGACGGCGCTCGTGCTGGGCGTGCAGACCTACTCGCGCAGCCAGCAGCGGCGCGCGGCGCGCGGCGCGGCGGCAGGCGTGCAGGACAACAAGGTCACGATCCTCGCAAACGACCACCCCGAGGTGATCGTCTATGGGACGACGCGAGTCCCGACGGTGCTGGTCTACCGCGCCAACCACGGAGCGAAGAAGCAGTTCCTGACGCTCGTCCTCGCCGTCCCGTGCCGGCACAGGCTGACGTCGATCAAGCGCATCCTGTTCGATGGCGTCGACATCGGCGACCTGTCGGGCGCGACGAACGGCTACGTGACCGCCGGGTCGAAGTGGCACACGGCGAAGGTCGAGTCCTACACCACCGACTTCGACGGCGGTACGACGGGCAAGGTCATCACGCTGCCGTTCTCGGCCGGCGAGATCGTCGGCGTCGACACGGTGGCGCTGCGCGCGCCCGACTACGCCGCGCAGCTCTCGGCCTTCGGCCAGGTGCCGCCGGGCGGCTACGTGACGCTCGCCCAGACCCAGTACGTCGTCGCGGGCAACCAGATCACGGTCAACGTCGACTCGTCGAACGGCTTCCAGATAGTCGTGACCTACCGAATCCGCACGTCCGCGAAGGCGTGGGTCTACGTGCGGAAGAACCTCGGTGAGGCAGCGGGCGGGACGTTCGACGTCGACGGCAACGGGACGACCCTGTCGTCGGTGTCGCAGTGGACATCGGCGGACAAGCTCTGCTCGATCCCCAACATCGTCCTGACGCTCGAGGCCGACCCGGACGGGACCGTGTGGGCGAACGGCGTTCCGCAGGTGACCCTCATCGTCGAGGGCGCGGCCGTCTACGACCCGACGAAGGATTCGACCAACGGCGGCTCGGGCGCACACAGGCTCGCGAATCCGGCGACCTGGGAGTTCTCGAACAACGCAGCCCTGTGCTGGCGCGACTTCATGCGGCGGGAGGTCGGCTGCACTGCCGCGGAGATCGACGACGCCTCTGTGCGTGCGGCCGTCCCGGTGTGCGATGCCGCGGTGACGCTGCGCGCGGGCGGGACGGAGAAGGCGTTCACGGTCGACGGGACGGTGTCGACGGAGACGTCCTGGCAGGACAACGTCGAGACGCTCGCTATGGCGATGCTCGGCAACGCGGTCAAGATCGGCGCGCGCTGGTCGATCGTTCCGTTCTCGTGGGAAGCGCCGGTCGTGACGCTCGACACCCCGAGCCTGTCGGACGGAGACGTCGTGGTCGACCCGCGCCCCGAGCCCGACCAGATCATCAACTCGGTGCGCGGCCGCTACATGGACGGGCGAGCGACGACGGAGAGCCCGCACGGGCTGTTCGCGCTCGACGACTTCCCGCCGGTCGAGATCGCCGCGTACATCACCCAGGACCTCAACGAGAAGCTCTGGCACGACGTCGCGCTCCCGCTGTCCGTGGGCGAGGAGCGGGCGCAGCGGATGGGGACGTTCTACGCCTACCGCGCTCGGTCGGCGATGACGCTGTCGGCGACGTTCAACATGGACGCCTACGAGCTGGCTCCGGGCAAGCGGGTCCGGCTGCCGTGGGCGCTCAACGGCTGGGACATTACCCAGGACGGCGGCACCGGGAAGGTGTTCATCGTCCACGACTGGAGCTACGAGGCTCCGCACCGTGTGGGCCTGCTGTTGAAGGAGGACGCGGCGGCTTACTACTCCTGGGACTACAACGCCGCGAAGCTCCTCGATCCGACGCCGAACACCTCGCTGCCGCCACCGAACTACGTCGCCACGCCCGCGAACATGGCGATCCGCATGGACGCCTCGACCTTCTACGTGGCGGCGGACGGCTCGACCGTCCCCTATGCCGAGGTGTCGTGGGACGCGCTGTCGAGCGACGACGCGCATGTGGAGCTGTTCTGGAAGCGCGCGGCGGACTCGGAGTACCGGCGCATCGTCGCGGACTCGCGCTCGACGACGCTGTGGATCGAGCGCATCGCGCGCGGCGACGTCCTGTCGGCCTACGCGATCGCGGTGAACGCCATCGGCGCGCAGTCCGCGCCGGTGTTCTTCCCGAGGATCGACGTGCCGGACACGCTCGCCGTTGCCGTGAGGCCCGCGCCGTTGTCGGCGAACCTGCTCGTCAACGCCTCCTTCGAGTTCTCCGCCGACCGGTGGGGTACGTGGGCGAACGACAGCACGGTGTCGCGGGTGCTGAAGGAGGTGTACTTCGGCTTCGCTGGCCTGCCTGCGAACGCGCGGCTGGAGATCGACTCTACGGGGACAGGCAGCGCCTCGACGCTTGCCGCCTACTCGGAGTTCGTCACCGTCGACCCTGGGGCGCTGTTCGCCGCCTACGTGGACGCGCTGCCGCTGTCGGTCGACGCGGCGATCTCGATCGACTGGTACGACGCTGCACGCGCCTACCTCACGAGCTCACCGGGCACGACGGTGCCGGGACGCGCGGCGATGACCGGGAACCCCGCGCTGATCGAACAGTACGGCCGCTCATGGGTGTTCGCGAACGCACCGGGCACCGCGCGCTACGCGCGGTTCGTGCTGTGGGCGACGGGCTCGTGGACGGCCTCCGACACGCTCGGGCGGAAGTACATCTTCTTCGTTCGCCCGTTCCTCGGGAAGGTGCCGTCGGAGGTACTGCGGGTCGAGGAGAACCTGCCGGCGTGGGACGCAGGTGCGTCGCTCGTCCTGGGCACCGACGCGCTTCTCGCGGGCGTCGCGACGGAGGTGGCGACGAAGGTCGACTCGACGGGCGCGGTCTGCGCGGCGGTCCCGTACGTGATCGCCAAGCGCATCCGCGCCGACATGGTTCTGGACGGCCCCACGATCACCTCGCCCGTCGCCGCGAAGATGGAGGTCACGGTGACGTTCACGGTCGGGGCGAGCTACGCGAACGACGGCAGCGCGCGGAATGTGCAGGCGATGCTGTTCCGCAACGGCGGCGACCCGGAGCCGGACTTCGTCCCGATGCCGGTCACTCGCGCGGCAGGCGCGGCCGAGGCGCTCGTCAACGTGACGATGCGCCACATCTTCCTCGTTGCCGCGAACGAGACGGTCACGCCGATGCTCGCGCTCAACCGCTCGGATCCGTCGGTCACTTCGTTCGCCGAGAAGGTCGCCCCTTCGATCGCCGCGTCCAACAACACCACCGATCGCGTCTACGGCGCGAATTGGTCGGTCGTCCTCATCAAGAGGTAGCCCATGCCCTACGCCGACATCAAGGTCCGCCAGCGCGCCGAGTTCATCAGCTCGGGCGTCGGCGGGCAGACCTTCCAGCTAACGCTCGGCTCGCCGACCGTAGCAGGGAACACGCTCCTCCTTGTCGGGAACTCCATCCGCGCCGACCTGTACACCGGGGTTGACCTCCTGTCCGTGTCCTCCACCGTCAACGGATCGGGCGGAAATACCTGGGGGTCGATCACGAACTACGATGCCGACCCGGGCAACGGCGGCACGACGCTGTGGGGCGTGATGGCACAGAACATCGCCGCTGGCACGACGGTCGTCGCCGGCACGCTCGACCTTGCCATGACGCAGAACCTCGTCGGCGCGCGGCTGTTGGAGATCGAGGGCGTGCCGACGTCGGGGGTCGAGGCGTTCACGCCCGTGACCGCGCGCTCCAACAACGCGCTCCAGAACTACATCGACTCCGCCTCCTCGGGCACGCTGCCGCAGACCGATGTCCTGCTGGTCGGTATCTCGGGCGGCCCCTACGGCAATCCGTCGAACGAGGGCACGTGGACCGAGGAGATGTCGGTCAGCAACGGCGGCGGGAAGATCGGGTTCCAAGTGGCGACGCGCAAGGTCACGGCGACCGACGCGGTGACGTTCCGCACGCTGCACGATGCCGACATCGCCAATTACCGCGGCTCGATCCTGTTCGGGTTGAAGGCGAAGGCCGCCTCTACGCGCCAGTACCAAGCGCAGTTCGACCCGCTGAAACTCAACAATACGCACGGCGCATTTACCGCGTTCGTGCTGGTGAATGGCGACTGCGATCAAGTCCTCGCCAAGAGGTTCACGAACGTGACCGCGACGGCCGGTGGCCTCGTTGTCTGCACGCCGGCCGACTCGGGCGCGCAGCTTTCGGACACGATCAAGATCCAGATCGAAGGGCCGACGATCACCTCCGGGTGGGCGACTGGCTCGTGCGTGGACGCCTGACGGGAGCGACGACATGAACTTCATGGAGCGCGCGATCAGCGACATGCGGATCCCCGGGTTCACCGGGGCCTACCTGTCGTCCTATGCGGCCAACGAGCTGAAGTTCCTCGGGCGTACCGGCGTGATGCGGACTCATGCCTCGCTCGGCATGGGGCGCTACCCGGGCAAGACGGTGAGCCCGCCGACGACGGACGCATGGACGTCCGTGAACCCCGATCGCGGCATGGTGAGCTACGCCACGACCGCGCAGAAGGAGGCCGACTGGACGACGATCGGCATGTGGAACCACGTCGTCTTCTCGGAGGAGTACGGCTTCAATCATCTGCCCGGGTACACCGGGAACACGCGGGTCAAGATCTGGGGCATCGAAACGTGGGTCCAGCTCAAGTCGACGCGGCGCTGGCACCGCGCGCGCTTCGTCGACTTGCTGCGCGGCGAGGCGTGGGATCCCAAGTTCGACAACTACGGCGGGTCGTGGGACGGCGTGAACTGTGACTATCGGCTGGAGTCCGACGGGCGCGCATCGGTACGCCCGGTCCTCAAGTCGGGGGTGGTCGCTGGCTACTACATGTTCCACGGCTGGTCGGGCGGCGTGTCGATCGCCGACGCCTCCGCCTACCCTCGCAACGACATCCGCAACGTCCTCGTCCTTCAGCGGCAGGCGCTCGTGCTGCACAACTCCAGCGGTACGGACGATCGGCGCCACTCGGTGTTCCTCGTGGGACTTGGCGCGGACTACGTGCCGGCGCAGAGTGTGAACCTATGGCCGGCTGTCGGGTCGTCGCGGCATCGGCGTGTCGTCGCGCGCTGGCCGCAATGGGAGGCGATGTTCCTCCACACGATGACGGAGAGCGAGATCCGTGCGGGCGACTTCCCGCCAGAGCTTGCCGGGCTGTCAGAGGACCTGACTGACGGGGGCGACGGCGGCATCATGGTCCCCTCGCCGGCCCCGGCTCCCGCGCCCGCGCCGGCTCCTGCGCCCGCGCCCGCTCCCTCCTCCGGCGAGTGGCCGGTGCTGGTGACCGCGCCGGCCGGCAACTCCGACTTCGTGCAGTCCGACCTCGCGCAGCCGGGATACCGTACGTGGGTCGAGGAGCCGAGGTCGGCTCCGCCATACATCCCGTCGACCTCGCGCCGCACCCTCATCACGCGCGTGTCCGACTTCACCACGTGGGGTGGCACGGTCAACGCGCAGATCGCGCGGCCCTACTACTCGCGCCGCTCGTGCTGGAACGCCGACGGCTCGTACTTCCTCGCGCAGTTCCTCAACAGCTCGGACGGAACCGAGGCTGGCGGGATGCCGCTCCTCAACGGCTCGACCTACGAGTACATCAAGCGGGTCGGCGCGTTTGGCTACGACCACCGCTGGCACCCGGCCGACCCCGACAAGGTCGTCTACCCGTCGTCGAACAAGTACCGGACCTACTCGATCGCGGCCGACGCCTCGGCCGACCTGTTCACCTTCACGGGCTACACGGCGGTCGACGGCTCCACGGGCATGTTCGGCGACGAGGGCGCGCCCGATCGCAGCGGTCGGTACTGGGTCGGGTGCTGCACGGGTGGCGCGGGCGGCCCCGACCTCGTGTGCGTGGACGTCATCGCCGGGTCCGTGCTCGGGACGATCCAGCTTCCGAGCGGGTGGGGCTACAACGAGATCCAGGCCTCGCCGCTGAACTGGTGGAGCATGTCCCGGAAGGGCGGGTACATCATCACGCAGTCGCTCGCGAGCTGGACGACGCGCAACAGCATCAGCGTGCCCGCCGGCCTCAACGTGTGGTCGAAGGCGGGTGCGCTGCTGCGCTCGTTCACCGCGTCGGGCTACGCCTTCCACATGGACATGGGCGTCGACACGGAGGGCTACGAGGTCGCCGTGATGGTGGGCGACGAAGGCACGATCGGCGGGCTCAAGACCCGCGCCGTCAAGACCATCCGCTTCGACGACGTCAACTTGACGCCGAGGCTGGAGTGCCCGGCCGGGATGATCCGCGAGGCTTGGCACACCTCCTGCCCCATGAATGCGGACGGGTGGGCGATTGTCTCCTCCTTCGGCGATGCGAGCGGGATGGCGACGGCACAGGAGGCGGCGCTGTTCAACACCATCTTCGCGGTCAGGCTGGACGGGTCGAAGCGGGTGGCGGTGATCGCGAACGTGCGGCACCCGACGAACGACTCCGCCGACATGACCTACAACTTCGAGACCCACGCCTGCGCGAAGCCCGACATGACCGCGGTCGCGTGGACGAGCGTGTGGTCGTACTCGACCTCAGCATCCCGGCGCGCATCCCACCTGTACGTGGCACGCGGCGACGACTCGGTGCCGAGCGGCGGGAGCAGCGGAGGCGGTACCGGCGGCGGCTCGACTGGGGGCGGCACGGGCGTGCCGGTGACGCCCGGCTGGGCTCCTGCGAACGCCTTCCCGCGCCTGTCGAACGGCATGGCGAACGCGGACACGGGTGCCACGGGCGCGTCGACGGGGTTCACGGCCCCGACGATCACCACGACGACGCTGCCGGCGGGCACGGCGGGCGCGCCCTACACCGCGACGCTCCTGCAAGCGACCGGGTCGCCGGGCTTCGTCTGGACCGTGCAGTCTGGCTCGCTGCCGGCGGGGCTGACGCTCGCGCCGGGGAGCGGGCTGCTGTCAGGCACGATCGCTGGCAATGCGACGTCTCAGACCTTCACGGTCCGCTGCACCAACTCGCATGGGTATGACGACCAGGTCCTCACGATCACGGTCGGTTCGCTGCCGTCGATCCAGAACGTGCCGCTGCCCGAGGCGACGGTCGGCGTCGCTTACACGCAAGGGCTCACGGGGGCCGGCCCGTCGCCCTACACGTGGGCAGTGACAGCGGGCAAGCTGCCGCCGGGGCTCACGCTGAACACGAGCACCGGGGTCATCTCGGGCACGCCGACGACGATCGGGACGTACCTGTTCTCCGTCGCGGCGTCGAACAGCTACGGGCAGGGCACGCCGCTGTCGCTGTCGATCGCGGTCGGCGACCTGTCGGTCGAGGCGTTCGTCGCGTCGCCGTGGTCCAGATGGTGGAGGAAATGAGGATGGACGAACCAGAGAACATGGAGCGCTGGCGCGGGCGCGTCGATGCGTTCATCTCGGCATCGGCAGCCGACCGCGTAGGGCTGCACGGATCGATCGACCGAATGGTGGAGCGCGCGGACCGCCGGCACGAAGAGTTGATCGAGGCCCTGCGCGAGACGAACCACGCCATGCGCGACTCGCTGCAGGCTCTCACGAACGCGATCGCGGTCGAGCGAGCTCGGATCGACCGGTGGGAGGCGCGAGCCGAAGGGGCCTCGTGGCTCGCGCGCTTCGTTCCTCACGGCGTTACCGCGGCGGTGACGTCCGCCGTGTGGTGGCTCATCAGTGGCGGGAAGACGCCGCCCCCTACGCCATGACGGCCGCGCTGTTGGCCTTCGACCTGATGGTTCTCGCCGCGGTCGCGGTGATGCTCTACCTGGTGCTGCGATGATCGAGACACTCCTTTCCTTCCTGGGCGGCTCGGCCTTCCGGATGCTCTGGGGCGAGATCGCCGCGGCGTGGGCCCGGTACCAGGAGCACCGCCACGAACTCGCGATGCTCGAGCTGCAGGCACGCATCGAGGCGCAGCGACACACGCAGCAGGTCGAGATGATCCGGCTGCAGACCGAGGCGCAGGTCGAGGTCGTACGAGTGCAGGGGGAGGCGGACGTCGCCCGCGGCGAGGCCGATGCGTTCACCGCGGCGGTCCGCGGCACCACCTACAGCTACGGGATCGGCTGGGTCGACGCGTGGAACGGGGCCATCCGGCCGGGGCTCGCGACGATCGCCGGCCTGCTCATCGCAGCGCACTTCGTACGGCAGGGCTTCCAGCTCGACGAGCATGGGTGGGCCTTGGTGGCGGCGATCATTGGCGTCTACATCGCCGACCGGACGTTGGCGAAGCGGGGCAAGTGATGGTCGAGGAGGCCCTACCGATCACGATCCGGCTGTGCCACCAGTTCGAGGGCTTCTTCCCCCAGCCCTACCTGTGCCCGGCCGGGGTGCCGACCATCGGGTTCGGCACGACGCGCTACCCCGACGGCCGGGCCGTCGGTCTGGGGGATGCACCGATCACGCGCGAGCGGGCCGACGAGCTGCTGCTGCACGACCTGCGGCGGGTCTACCTGCCCGCCGTCCAGAGGCTGTGCCCGGGGGTCGACACCGCTCCTCGGCTGGCGGCGATCCTGGACTGGACCTACAACCTGGGCGCCGCGAACCTGGCGGCGTCGACTCTGCGGCGCAGGATCAACCAGGGCGACTGGCAGGACGTTCCGGCGCAGCTGCGGCGCTGGATCTACGCCGCGGGCCGGCCCTTGCGGGGCCTGGCGCGCCGGCGCGATGCCGAAGCGGCCCTGATCTGACGTCCGGGTGATCGTCTTCGGGCCCTCGGCCCGGAGCCCGGCCGGCGGCCGCCAGCCGGGGATTGCTCTTTCCGGCGAACCCGCGCTATGACCCGGGGGCCGACCGCTGCTGATGAGCCCGCTCCGGGAGACCGGGGCGGGTGTTTTTCAAGCCCGCCGGCTTGCGACGCGGCCGCAGGAGCCGCCGCCGCGGGGTCGGATAGGCGAGGGGGCGGGGCGGTGAGGCGCTGTAGGGGCGCTATTCGCGTCAGGCGGCGCGGCGCTCGATCCACGCCCAGGCTAGGCATCGCTCCAGGTCGCCCAGCACGTCCGCCACGCCCACGTGGTGCACGATGTCCGGCCGCAGCCGCGCAGCGACCCAGGGCTCGGGCGGCGGGCGCTCTGCAGCGGTGGCCGTGGGCCGCGCGTCAGCGTGCAGCTCGCGCCATAGCGGCGCCCCGCATCGGCTGTGCACGCCGACCCCGATCGTGGCGAGCGGATCCAGGCTGCGGGCGTCTGCCACCTCGATCAGCAGGCACCGGCCGCGCGCCTGGGCGGTGAGCACGATCCCGATGTCGCCGGCCGGCACCGCCTCGCCGGCCAGCATCCGGCCGATCCAGCCGTCCAGCAGCTCGATGATGTCGTCGCGCACCTCGGAGCGCGGCGAGCGGCGCACGTGCCCGGTATCCAGCGTCACGTGCTGCACGTAGCGGTCACGCATCGCGCGCCTCGTCCACGGTCATGCGGCCGGTCAGGATCAGGTACAGCAGCCACAGGCCGGCCGGCATCGGGTTGATGCCGGCCTCCCACGCCGCCCAAGTGCGGCGCGCCACGCGCACGGTGTCGGCCGCCTGCTGCTGCGTGTGGCAGGCGGCGGCGCGCGCGGCGCGCAACTGGGTGGAGTGAACGATCAGCGCGCCCAAGCCGGAAGGGGCCGGTTATGCGCCGCCCGTCGCCAGTTTTTGCGGACTTCGGCGGGGGTGGCAATTTCTAGCCAGTCGTTCAGCCGTTGATGCCACTGCTCTGGCCTCGCGGCCAGCAGCAGCTCAAGTCGAACGGCTGCGCGCTCGGCGCGAGGCGTGGGTGCGACCATGCTGATCTCCTGCCCCGCTGCCGGGAGGCGCCGGTGCGTCGGGTGACGCGATGTGCAGATTATGCACATTGGCGGGCTGGGGTGCAATCACCCGGATGGGTGGTCGAGCTGTCTAATTGCACGGCGATGGGCCGCGAATTCCATGGCGTTTTCGGGCGCCCTCAAAGCGACATTCTTTAGACGCCGCCTGCGAATATAAGCTGCTAGATCAATTACATAGCTCGAATTCGCTGGATATAACGCGGGTAGTTCAGGCCCAGCATCCATGCGGGTTTCCGGCCGATTCAATTAGACACGTCTAAAACTCGGCCCTTGAACGACCGGTATTTCGCGGTCGCGCAGGTACTGCTGCGTCATCCGCTCCGACCGATGTCCGAGCAGCGCCTGGGCATCGAGCCCCTGCCGTTTCGCCTCGGTGGCGGCCATCGCGCGCAGGTCGTGGATGGTCGCGCCGGCGACGCCCGCCGCCGTGCAGGCGGCCTTCCAGTCGCGCCAGATCGGCTGGTACGCGAGCGGCCGGCCCTGGTCACCCTTCACCAGCCATTTCGACGCGATGCGCCCGTGGGCACGCTTGGCAGCGTCCACCGCAGCGCGTAGTTCCGGGGTCCAGGCGACGACCAGGGCGGCGCCGGTCTTGCGCTGGACGAACTGGAGGCCTTCCTCCAGGCAGTCGGTACGCTGAATGCCGAGCACGTCGCCGATCCGCTGGCCGGTCAGCAGGCACAGGTCCATCGTGATCTGCAGGCGGTCGGACGCCTCCGCCCGAATCGCCGCGAATTCCCCGAGCGTGAGGCGCCGCGTGCGCTTGCGCGTGGGGTTGCGCTTGACACCGACGACCGGGTTCGCGGGAACGAGCCGCTCCTCGAGGGCCCAGTCGAACGTCATCCGCAGCAGCGACAGGCACCTGTTCGCCATCCCTGGCGTGTCCGAAAGCCCGCGCCGCAGCTGTGCCACGTCGGCGGGCGTCACGTCGTGCGGGCCGAACTCCGCCAGGATCCCCTGCAACTTGCGCGCTGCCAGGCGGTAGAGCTTCTGCGTCGCCGGCGCCTTGCCAGCGATCAGGTGCGGCAGCGCGTCCTCGATGAGGGCGGGCATCCCGCCGCTGGCCTGGGCGATCAGGCGCGCGTACTCAGCCAGACACCCCCGTAAGTCGGAGTCGGGGCCGAGGCGTGTCCACCGTCCCCGCTTCACGTACCAGATTGCCCCGTGCTTGCGGTAGCAGCAAGCGGGGAGGTCGCGGTCTTTCCGTCGGGGTCGGTTCATCGACGTCCCTCCTGAACACGACGATCGAGCCATCCGGCCGGAGCCGGTAGGGTATCCGCATGTGATCGAGTGCGCGGCGCTGGGCGCTGCGGCGTGTGCGCTGCGTGAGGAGCTGCAGCTCGTCGGCGGTCAGTATCACGCCGCGCCTCCCGCGCGCAGCCGCGCCCGCTCCAGGCACGCCGCGCACCGGAACCGCGGCCGGCCGTCGCCGCCGATCGTGATGCGGCCGCCGGCGGGGGGCTGGTCGGACTGGCACGAAGTGCAGAAGCGCCGGCCGGTCACGCGCTCGACTGCGACCGACATCGCCCGGCGCTCGGCGTTGCGCGGGTCGGTCATTCGTCACCCGACAGCGTGATGCACACTAGGCCGCTGTCGTCGGCCCGCTGCGCCGAGCCACGACGAACGAGATAGTCGATTGCGTCGGCGACGAGCGTGCCGGGCGCGCACTCGTCAGACAGGAGCGTGATCGTCCACGCGTCCCGCGCCACGCCGGCGCTGCGAATCAGAGACTCCGACGACTCATCAGCGATCCGGAACGCGTCCTGAGTCAGCGCCGCATCAGCGCGGTCCTGCTCCAGCGCACGCATGAGCGCGCGCTGCATCGCGTCGGTGTCGACTGCCAGCCTGCAGCGAGGGGAGTAGGTCACGGCGCGCCCGCAGTGCCGCGCCATGCTCGCGAGCTCGACGTAGTCGCGCAGTATCTCGGCTGCGCGCATCGCCACTGACCGCAGCTCGCTCATTTCTCCCGCTCCTCCATCATCGCGTCCGCGAGCCGGTACGCAACCTGCGCAAACCATTCCGCCCGCTCGCCGCCGCGCTCCCCGCCGAGCGCGTCCAGGGGGCTCATGCTGTTCGGATGGATATGCGCGGACAGCAGCCCTTGCAGCGCGTGCATGGCGAACTGGTCGCGCAGCAGGTCCGACGAGACGACGTAGGTCCGGCGCTCGGGGGAGTAGTACGCGTAGGCGTTCATCCTGCGCTCCCCGACCCAGCCATCTCCGCATTGTCGATCCACTCGTGCGCGATCCGACCGCGCTCGATGGTCAAGCGCACCGGCGACGTGAACTCGCGCCATACGCCGCCATCGATCCGCACGGCCACGCTCTGCGCGCCGTGCTCGATGCACACGCGAAACATCGCCTGTGCGCGCAGCCGGTCCCGCTCCTCGCGCAGCAGCCGCAGCTCGGCCACCGCGCGGCGCAGCACGTGCTCCGGCGCGAGCTCGGCTGTCCGGTAGCGGTGCTCGAGCTCGTCGGCGATCGTGGTCATGCGCGGCCTCGCGCGACGGCGTCCGCGAACGCACCGCATTCGCGATGCAACGTCTCGATCATCGAGGCTCCGAGGTCGTCGTTGTCGCCGCACTCGGCGGCCGCCTCGCTAGTGGCGAGCAGCGCCGCCTGGAAGCCGGCGTAGAACGCCCGCCGCATCTCCATGCGCTGAACGCGCCCAGCCGCGGCCGGGACCACCGCAGCCTCGAAGGACGTCCACTGCTGGGCGATCGTGCGCATGCCGGCCTCAGAAGAACGTCGGCTGCGCGATCGCGCGGGTCCAGAACATCAGCGCCGCTTGGGCGCTCGAGCGTCCAGATCCAGCCCAGAATCCCGGGTTGGCGGCCTGCAGCCGGCCCAGCTCGACGACGTCGTTCTCGTGCGCAGCCATGTGCTCGGCATGCCCGCGCTGCTGCGCGAGGTACCAGTCGATCTTCTCGGCCATCGCCTGCAGCTGCGGACCGAGCGCCTTGATCTCGTTCATCAGGTCGATCTCGGCCTGTGACAGCTCGCGGTATCCGGCAATCTTGCGGTGCTGGTTGTCCATCTCATGCCCTCCTGGGCGGGTAGTGAAAACTGGTCACGGCTTCCCATCGCCCTGCAGCACGATCCGATGCCGGCGCACCCACAGCCGCCGGCCGTTGTCGAGCTGCACGCGCACCTGGTCGCCCTGGACGCGCGCCACGGTCCCGGGCTCGTCGCGCCAGATCGCCCACGCGCGCGGCGAGCGCAGCACGATCACGCGGCGGCCGACCCACGGGTGCGGCGCGAACTGGCGGGCCCGGGCGGCGCCGCCCAGCGCGGCGATCTGGTGGCGGTCCTCGGGGGTCACGCGGCCTCCTGCTGCTGCGGCGTCGCGACGAACCAGCGACGCACGCTGAACACGCCGCCACCGACCCGCACGCGGGTTTGACGACTGTTTGACGCGCCGACGTACTCGCCGGAGCGTCCGGCGAACCGGCCGCCGGTCAGCACAATCGGGTCGCCGGGCAGCAGCCCGAGCGCCGACATCTGGCCGCCGTGCCGCTCGCGGACCACGACGTCGAGCAGCGCCGCGGACATCTCGCGGCGGTCCTTGACGCCGAGCCGGGTCCGGATGCGCCACAGCATCCCGTCGGCCGTGTGGAGGCACACGCCCATCCGGCGCGCGATCTCCTGGCGCGGCACGCCCGCGGCGTACAGACGGGCGTACTCGTGCTGCGTGGGGGTGAGGGCGATCGCCATCGATCAATCCGGCGTGCCGTTCACGACAGGCATCGCTGTCGCATCCGCGATCCGCGCGCGCATCTCGCTGACGGCGTGCTGCATGACGACGTGAGGCCGGATCAGGTCGACCCACATGGTCAGGTTGCCCTCGGCCAGCCGGTACCGGAGCCGCGCATCGACGCGATAGCGCGGGCCGTTGAGCAGCACCGGGATCGCGATCGCAATCGTCTCCGGGATCTGCAGCTGCCCCTTGCCGGCGGACCCCTGCACGGTCTCCTCGTAGGTCAGCTGGTGAGATCCGTTCTGCAGGCGGATGCCGCTGGTGTAGTTGACCTTCTTGCGCGCTTCCAGGGTCAGCGCGACCTGCAGCATCGTCGCGCCGTCCGGCTCGATGATGTCGGGCACCTGGTCCTCGATGAATCGCGCGAACTCGGCCTGGCTGCGCACCTTGCCGTCTGCGCCTGCCCAGGTAGTCCACTCGCGGGACAGCTGCGCCTGGAAGAGCACCCGGTGATCGCGCCAGCCGACGAGCGGCTCGCCCGCCGGCGAATGATCGTTCAGCACGCCGACGAACGACGGCGCGCTCGTCGGCGAGTCGCAGGGCTTGGCGTAGATGACGCACGAGTCGACCGGGTGTAGCGGGGCCAGGCGCTTGAGCAGCGCGACGAACGACTCTTCGTCGGCCGCGCGCACCGGGCCCCTCGCTCGCCACGGATGCGCCCAGCCGGTCTCCATCGATTGGACGCTGAACCCGTTTGGCAACAGCACGAAGCGGGGATCATCTTTCAGCCCGGCCGCGAGTGCCGCGCCCGCGGCCAATGCCGCGCGGAACTCACCCGGCGCGTCGGGGTTGGTGTCTTGATTCGAGGTCTGCATGTCGGCTCAGGGGTTGGTTGCGGTGCGAACGTCGACGACCGGCCCGGCGTCTGGGACGACCACCAGGCCGTCAAGGCGCAGCTGCTTCGGGTCGTCGCGGGTCAGGAATCCGTCCGGCGTCGGGAACATCAGCGACTCGCCGCGGTCTGCCTTCGGCAACTTCAGCGCGACGTCGTCGTGCACGCTGAAGTGCCGCCCGCCCTTGCCGGGCTTGAGCGTCAGCTTCAGCGTCAGGGTGCCGCCCTTGCCGGTCTCCGCGCAGGCCATCGTCAGCGCGCGCAGGGCCTCGGTCAGCTCGTCGCCGAGCTCGCCGTACCGCAGGCCGCTGATGACCGCGGCGAATGTTCTTGGGATGGGTGTGTTGCTCATCGGTCGCTCCTTCTTGAGACGTAGATCCGCTCGACCGTCCAGTCGCGCGGCTGGATCGATGCCGTCGCCTGGTACTCGGCCCAGCGTTGCTCGGCGGCGGCGCGGGAGCCGAACACGCCCAGATCGAGCTGCCGCCGCCCGTCGACCGACAGGCAGTAGCGCGGCGTGCGGCACAGCACGGGCTGGCTCGGCACGACTGGCCTACTGCGACTCGGTCGCCGGCTCCGCGCCGGCGGTCTCGACGGGCGTCTCGCGCAGCGCGATCACGTCGTCGACGGACGCGACCGCACAGTCGAAGCGCCGGCGCGCCGCGTGGCGCACGGCCTGCGCCGGCGTGTGGGCGCGCACCAGGCGCCGTTCGCCGCTGGCGCGGTCGGTGATGAGGTAAACGCGGTCAGGCATCGATCAGGGTCCTGTCTGTGGGATGGGGTGGCCGTCTCCCCGGCCTGCCACGCCTGTCACCGCCGGCGTTCGCGTCAGCGCGCCCGGGATGGGCGGGTTCGGTCAGGCGGCGCGAGCGCGCATCGTCTTCTCCTCGAAGACGCGTACGCCGGGCAGCACGCAGGCGGTGCCAAGACCGCGCACGTAGGCGCGGAGCTTCAGGTTGTCGGGCTGGATCAGGGCGAGCAGCTCGGGCCGCTCGGCGATGTGCCTCACCAGCGCATGCAGGTCGACGATCTCGAATTCGATCTTCGAGACGGTCGCGATCCCCTTGACCTTGGCCACCGGCTCCGGAGCGGCCGGCGCCGCCGTGACGAGTTGCGCAGTCGTGGCGGCTGCTGCGGCCTCCGACTGCGCGCGGATCGCGGCGGCGCGTGCGAGTTCGGCTGCCTGGGCGTCGCCCTCGGCCTTCAGGCGCTCCGCGGCCGCGGCCTGCTCGGCGGCCTCGCGCTGGCGCGCCGCGGCCTCCTCCGCAAGACGCGCGCGCTCGATTGCCGCGGCTTCCTCGGCCTTGCGCCGGGCCTCGGCGACGATTCGTGCCTGCTCCTGATCGTACGCGAGCATCTTGCCCTTGAGCGTCCGCTCGGCCTCGGCCAGCAGGTCCGACGGCCCTCGGAACAGGTCGTTGATGCGGCGGAGCACCTCGTTCAGCGGCTTCGTCAGGCCCGTGCGCTGCTCCTCGAGCCTCGCGGCGCGCGCCTTGATCGCGCGCAGCTCCTCGGCGGCGAGCGCGTACTCGTCCGCGTCGGTGATGGGAAGTTCGCGGATGAACGCGAGCGCGCGCTGCGCGCGGCCGGTGAGGTCCTGCGCGTCGGGCAGGGTGAGAGAGGCGACGGGCGCCAGGATGTCGGGGGCGTTCATGCGAGGGATTCCGCGTAGCGATAGAGGGTCAGACAGCTGAGAAACACCGACCAGTCGTTCGGGTCGTTGAGGGCGTCGAGCCGGTACGTGCCATCGGGCCGCAGGCGCAGCGCCGCGCGTCGGGTGACCGCGGGGTTCGACAGCGCGCGCAGGTACGCCGAGGTTTGCGGCCCGGTGGTGATCGGGGTCGCGATCGAGGTCTTCAGGTCGACGAGCCAGCACTCGCCGTCGATCGCCATCACGCGGTCCAGCGTGCCCGCGTAGCGGTACAGCGGGTCGAACACGCGGCACTCGTTCTCGACGACCGTCGCCCGGGTCTCCGCGAGGAACCGCCGGTACGCCTCGAGGTAGGGCGCTACGTCGGCCTCGACGCTCGCCTCGTCCAGATCGTCCTCGTCGTGCAGCTGCGCCGCGAGGTGCACCCGCCGGCCGAGGTCGGCCTTCGCGGCGAGAACGTCCGGCGGCACCCGCGAGAAATCGACCAGCGGCCACAGGACCGAGGTCACGCCGGGCACGCGCACGCCGCCAACGCGGTACTCGTGCGCGACCGGATCGAAGGTCAGCATCTCCGGCGCGCCCATGTCACACCGCCGCGAGGAGCTCGCCCTTGAGCGCCGCGAACTGCTCGGACGACAGGAGCTCGATCGAGGCGACCTGGAAGCGATCGCAGACGCTCGCCTCCTCGAGGCCGGCGGCGCGCAGCTTGTTGCGCAGGTAGGCGACCTGGCCGCCGGAGATCGAGCCCGAGCTCGGCGCGCTCGTGGACGCCGGGGCCGGCGGCGTCGACTCCTGCGGCTGATCGGCGCCACCGGAGACCTCGCCGGTCGCGGCGTCGACCGTCAGCGTGGCCGCAGCAGGCGTACCCTCGCTGCGGCGGCGCGGACCGCGCGGCGGGGGCTGGTCGACCGGACCCATGTAGCGCTCGGCTGGGACATTGGCTTCCTCGAGCTCGTCGGGCAGGTAGACGCCAAGGATCGCGCCCGGTGCGTACTGGCGCGCCCAGTACGCGACCTGGCGGTAGCCGAGCTGCTGCGACGGGTGCGTCTGCCACAGTGGCGAGTTCCGGACCTTCACGTCGCCGTTGCGCAGCCACTGCGTCCAGCGCGGCTCCGTCTCCCCGCGCAGCACCATTCCGACCCTGCAGCGCAGGTCCTGCCCCTCGCCCTGGAACTCGTACTGCGGGGCGCCGACGATCGTGCCGGTCGCCTGCAGCACCGCGACGATGAGCTGGCCGCTGTAGCTGATGTTCCCGTTGATGAAGTGCGTCTGCTGCGCGACCGCGAACGGGTGCATCCGCCACTGCGCGGCCTGCATCACGACCGCGAGGCAGTCGCTCGGCTTGCCCTGCAGGTGCTTTGGCACCGTGATCGCCGCCTTCGACATCAGGTCGGCGAACGTGACGAGTGCGTTGAGTGCCGTCGGGTTCATCAGCACCGCCATCGTCCCGGCGTCAGGTGACTCTGCAGTGGGCGCGATGGAAAGGTCGTTCATGAGGGTCTCCAGGTAGATGGATCGGTTCAGTGCTGCGCGGTCAGACCAGCCACCTGCCGTCGAGCCAGTCGGCCACCGCGACCGCGGCGATCGTGGCGAGGAGGATCGCGATCAGCGTCGCGCCCAGCAGGATCAGTGCGTCGAGCACTGTCGTCACGGCGTCGATCGGGTCGCGCTCGTCGTTCGCGGCCTGGTCGGACCAGTTCTGCTGGTAGCGCTGCGCGCGGCCGTCGGCGACGTCGCGCGGGATCTGCAGGCCGGTTCGCCGGTCCATCGACAGCAGGCGCTGTGCGCGCCTCGAGTAAAGCGTGCTCATCGGGGCACCTCCGTGTGGACGGTCTCGGCCGGCGGGAGCCGGTCGATCGGGAACTCGGCGCCGTGCAGGCGCATCGCGGCGATCACGTCGTCGCGCACCTCCCGGTACAGGTCCATGTGGACCGCGAAGCCGGTTCGGCGGTAGTCGGACAGGACACGCTCGGCGAGCACCTGGCTGTTGATCGCCAGCTGCACGAGCAGGGATCGGTCGATCTCGACGTAGCTGCTCATGCGGACCACTCCTCGCGCTCGTTGGCCAGATCCGCCGCGAGCTGCGCGGCGTGCTCGGTCGGGTAGTTCGCGATCGCGCCGTCGCGAACCAGGTCGTGGCGCACGCCGAGCGCCGGGCTGCGCGAGACGCGCCAGCCGATCACGCGGACGACGATGTGCCCGCCGACCCGTTCGGGGACGACGATCGGCGCGGGCTTCCAGGTGTGCGGGCTCACGGGCACCGCTCCCAGTACTGGCCGTCGTCGAGCTCGCGGTCGGCGTAGTCGTCGTCGTCGCCGTAGCTCCACTCGGCGTACCCGTCGTCGCCGGCCTCGTCCTCGTCGTCGTCCGCGGCCTCGGGCGTGCGCGGGTCGAGCGGGTCGCCGTCGCACGCCGGCCAGGACGCCTCGTCCCCGAAACCTGGGACCGGGCCGCTCACGCCGCGCTCCGCATCGCCAGGCCGCCCGAGCCACACAGGGCCTCGAGCCGGTCGTTCACGGCGCGCAGGCGGCTCACCGCCTTCGCGTGCACCGACTGCCCGTCCACCGCCTTCCAGTCCGGATGCGACAGCACCAGCACCGCCACCGCGATGTCCGCGCGCAGGCCCTCCAGCGTCTCGCGGTCCGCACCCGCCACAGCAAGTCCACCCTCGACCACCGCTTCCTCCTCGGCCCCGGTGAAGCGGGGCATGGAGGAAGATTAGCGAGCGCTATACGTCATGTCAATAGCGGCCGCTAAATTTCGCGACGCGCCCCCGCCCCTCTGTGACCCGCCGGCGTCGCGGGGGCGGCGGGGGAGAGGTGGACCGATCGGGAAGTGATGAGCGCGGGCGGCTCGAAGGGGCGCGCGCAGGGGTGGCCAACAGGTCGCCGCCGCGGCCAAGCGCTGAATACCGCCACGGCTCCCGTGATATCGTCACGTTCCAGCGTTCGTCGCGACGTAGCATAGGTTCCTGATGCACTGCATGATCGCGCCGGCCTCACGCAGGCATCAGTTTTGCCTGCTGCGGCAGAATGATTCGGGGGAAACCAGTGAGCCGCTTGATGCGTATGGTCGCGGGGTTCGCGTTGACTGCGGACGCCTATGCTCGGCCGCGGCGCTACCCTGCAGCGACGGGTCCGGCCGATGACGCGCGCGCTCTCGCTTCGGATTACCGTGCGGTCGGCGATTCGCTTCGCCGGGCGTTGAAAGAAAGTGGCTCGGCATACCCGAATCCAGGCGCAGTCGAAGGACGGCGAGCAGTTCGACGTCACCGCGCATGAATCGGATAGCCCGCTGTTGCCGGTTGCGCAGCTCGAGCGGCTACATGGCTTCAGGCCCGACTTGGTCGACTGGGTCATCGAGAACACCCGCGAAGAAGCGGTTGCCAGACGCAAGCGAACTGCCCGCGTCGATGCCTTTGTCCTGATCGAGCGCGTTGGCGGTCTGGTCGCAGGATTCTTGATCGCGTTCGCCGGGATCGTGGCCGCAGCGTATCTAGCGATCAACGGTCAACCTTGGGTGGCGGCGGTGCTCGGAGGCGGTACGTTGGTTTCGATCGTCACTGTGCTCGTGACCGGGCGCAAAGCGCCTGCAGCTCCCGAGCAGGGCGAGCAGAAGAAGACCAAGTAGCGGGTCCGGGCGCTGGAAGTGCCGTTCACGCCACCTCGCCCCGCCAGGCGAACACCACGCGCCCGAGCACGGCGAACCGGTCGCGCTGGGCTGGCTCGACGCGCTCGGTCTCGTACTCCCGGTTGCTCGAGATCAGCAGCCACGCCCCGTCGGACTTGCGCTGCACGCGCTTGACGAGGATGTCCTCAGGCCCGCGCAGAAGGTAGATGCCATCCTGCCCGACCGACTGCACGCCGGTGTCGATCACCAGCATGTCGCCGTCGTCGAACGTCGGGCGCATCGAGTCGCCGAACGCCGTGACCAGCCGCAACGCCTGCAGACTGGTGATCCGCGCCGCCCCCAACTGCCGGCGCAGGTTCTCCTCGTTGACGCGCACCAGCGTCACAACCTCGTTGCCGTCGTCCATGCCGCCTCGCCCCATCCTCGGGTACACACCCTCGTGCTTCTGGAGCCACATCTCACCCGGCCGCAGGCTCTCCAGTTGAGCTTCCTCGCCCGACTCGCCCGGTCGGGCGAGCGCGCCTCGCTCGATCGCAACGACGGCCGCGCCTGAAGGGGTCGGCGACGGGCCGGGGATCACCTCGGTGACGGAACGTTCCGCGGCGGCGGCGCTTTCCGTGATCTCGGCAGTGTCGAGCCAGCCGGGGGGCATGTTCAGTGACCGCTCGATGTGGCGAGCGCTTTCCTCCGTCATGGTCCGAACCCCGGTGAACCACTGACTCACCTGGGAAGGGCTGCGCTTGATCGCGTTCGCGAGAAGGCGTGCATTGCCCTCGAAGCGTTCGTCGCGGAGTCGCTCGAGACGGGCAAGACGACGCTGTCGAACCTCTGCAGTCATGGGGGGAGTTTAGCGATGGCTAACATAGCGAGCGCTTGACGCGGAGATATAGCGCACGCTAATCTCCGGGCCACGATGCAGCTCTCCGAACACATCAAGCGGAATCCCGGCGCCGGCACGCGCATCGCCAGGGAACTGGGCGTGAGCCTCTCCTACCTGTCGCAGATGGCTTCCGGTCATCGGCCCATCCCGGTGAAGACCGCAGTGCGGATCGAGGTGCTCACGGATGGCGCGGTGCCGCGTTGGGACATGCATCCCGACGACTGGCACCGAATCTGGCCGGAGCTGATCGACGCGCCCGGGGCGCCGGCGGTGCCGGCCGAGGGCGAGCGGCAGGAGAGGGCGGCGTGAGTACCTCCGCGATGAGCGACGGCCTGACCCCCGAGCTGGTTCGAGCGATCGTGCGCGAGGAACTCGCGAGATCGGCGCCGGAGCCGGTGCGCTGCCCCGAATGCGACCTACCGGTGCCACGGGTCAACTGGGTGATCGGCGGGGCTACGGTGTCGTGCTCCCGGAATGATCCGACCACGCTCGGTCCGCCTCGTCGAGAAGAGTGCGGGCTCTCGCGAGCGCTGCTCGCTGGAGCGCTATCAGCGTTGGGGAGCGCGTGCCGGGATCGTTCGGAAGGCGAATCGTGAAGTCGACGCACTCGCCCGTGTCGAACGTCGCTTCCATGCGGACCGTCAGGCGTGTGCCGATCGGGTCGATGCTGAGCGTGGTCTTGGCCAGATCCATGGGCGCCCCCTTGAGCAGTGGGATGGGTCGGTGGAACTTCCGATCCTACTGCCGCGGCGGGCGCCCGCCCCATGCGCACCGGTGACGCGATGACCGAACCGATCACCGCGGACCAGGTGCGAGCGATCGTGCGTGAAGAGCTCGAGGCGGTCGCGTCGCGCGCTGGGTTCAACGTGTCCCGAAGCTTCACGTTCGTCACAATAGACGAGCTGCGTCGCGCATTCGAGGGCGGCGATCCGGGGTCCGTCACTACGGGCTCGGGGCGTCCCGAAGCGGGGAGCGTCGTGTCGGTCAGCCGCCCCGCAATGCCTGCAGGTTGGCTCGCAGCAGCGCGACGAGTTGCTCGCCGCGTGCTCGCTGGTCGGCGAGATTCTGGAGTGCTTGTTCTGGCTGTTCGGCCCGACTCCCCGGGGGATAGCGAAGACTCGAGCCAGCGATCGCGTCCTTCATCACCTGCAGGAACGACGCGTCCCGATCCGCAGGCTGGGTGCGTGCGATGAGCAGGGCCACTGCGAGCGTCAGCGTACTGATGGCCGCCGCGAGCGTTCGGTCGGTCTCGTCGTTCATGTCGAGATTCAGGTCCATGGGCGCCCCTTTCGTGCGGGGAGGGTGGGTGGAGCTTCCATCCTCGCACGGACGTGGGCGCCCGCATCACCTGTCCTCGGGTGGCAGCACGGCCGGTTCGGGCCCGTTGGTGTCCTCCGGTTCGTCGGGCAGATCGACCGTGATGCACAGCCCGACGAAGCCGTCGTCGCTGACGATCGACGACTCGATCTCCACGGTGCGCCCGTCGTCGAGCTCGTGGCGCTCGATCTCGAGCGAGTGCAGTCGCGGCGCGCGGCGGGGCTTCTTCGGCATGACGTTCTCCGTGGTTGGGCGCGGCGCCCGCCGCGCGAGCTGCGACTCGATTCCCGCAAGGCCCGGGTGAGGTCGCGCAGTCGAGCAAGGGTCGGGGCCACCACCCCCCGGAAGAAGAACCTGCCGCCGCGCGAATCACCTCATGTACCTACCAGACGATATGTCCCGCAACGCATCGAGCGATCCAGCCGGAAAGCTCACCGCCCGCCTCGACATCCCCGTGAGCGAGTCGCTCAAGGAGTCGCTCAGCGCGCTGGCGATCGTGAGCGGCTACGGCTCAACGGGCGAGTACCTGCGGGCGGTTCTGACCGCCCACGTGCATGGCCATCTCGCGACCGCCCAGGCAGCGTACCGGCGCAGCGGCCCAGCCGCGATGGGACGAAAGGACGGCGAATGAGCCCGACCCCTTCGTCATGGTCATACGGCCACGGCTGCACGGCCACGTGTCGGCGCACCGGATGCGCAGCGAGCCGATGAGCGCCCTGCAGCAGCTCCTTGACGTACGCGCTGCGCTCGCCGCGCACGAGCGCATGGCGGCCGGGCGGGTGTACGTGCACCTGGCTGACGACGCCGAGCGCGCGGCGCGACCGGTTCGGCCCATCGATGCGGACGAGCACGATGCACGCGCCAAGGAGCGCGAGCGGGGAGCCCGCCGGCGCGCTGCACTGCGATCGCGTCAGCAGACCCACGCGCTGCGCGTGAAGCTCGGCATGGCGGGGGTGTGATGTCCACCGTCTACGGCACGCCCGTCCTGACCCCGGCGCAGTCGGTCGCAGGCCGCATCGCCCACCTGTTCGAGAAGCACGCGGACCTGCAGCGCATCGTCGTGTGGCGCGGCGGGCGTGACCGGATCTTCGTGCAGCCGTTCCGCGAGCAGCGGCTCGGGGCGCACCTGATCGGCGTCTACACCCGCGAGGTCCGGATCGTCGATCTGATCGAGGACTTGGCCAAGTGAATCCCGACGCACGCGCCGCCCACGAGCGTCTGGCAGCGCTCCCGCGGACCGTTCACCGACGCGAGCCGCAAGAGCAGCACCCCGGATCCTTCGTCGGCCACCCGATCGAGGGGCGTCGCCCCGGCCGGCCTGCAGCGGTCCAGCACCCGCCACCGACCAGGTCGCGGACATCGATGAGTAGAGCGAGGAGGGACTGCCGATGCCTACGCGCGTGATTCGCGAGGGAATGCTGACGAGCGAGCGCGTGGACTCGCTCTCTGAACTGGCCGAGCTCTTCTACCGCCGCCTGCAGCAGGTCGTCGACGACCACGGTCGGTACTTCGCTCACCCGACGCACCTGCGCACCAACTGCTTCCCCGCGCGGATGGACCGCTACACCGACCTCCAGGTGCTCGGCTGGCGGCGGGAGTGCGAGGCCGTAGGGCTCGTCAGGGTGTACCAGGTGGGCCGGCTCGAGTACCTGGAACTGGCCGACTTCCGGCAGCAGATCAAGTCGAAGTCGAAGTTCCCGGACCCCGTAGACGGCCGACCGGTGTGCCCCCCGACACCTCCGTGTCCGACTGTCGAAGGGGCCGACTCACCCCCCGTACACGACCCGTACACGGACCGTGCACGGACCGTACACGACCCGTGCACGCTAGTCGTAGGCGAAGGCGAAGGCGAAGGCGGAGGCGCCGCGCGTGCGCACGCGTGTGATCCCGCGCCTGCGCACGCACGCGAGGAGCCGCCGCCGCCGCTGCCGCCGCCGCCGAAACTTGGACCTGACCCGCTCGAGCGGACCGGCGTGACCGTGCCGCTCGATCCGATCGACCCGGACCGCGTGGTGCCGATCCGCGCTGCCGAGCGCTTCGACCCCGGGGAGCCGACCCGGGAGGGGGTGATCGCGGCGTGGCTGATCGACCGCGAGCGGGCTGCGGGTCGCCAGACGCGGGGGCTGTCGGCGATGAACCCGCGGCTGCGGAGGTGGGTCGAGGACGGCGTGACGGACGGCGAGATCGCCGAGGCCTACCGGCTCGCGGTCGAGGCCCGGCTGGCGCAGGCGGACGGTTCGCCGCTGTCGATCGGGTTCATCGACGTGAAGCTGCGCGACCTGCGGGCGAAGGCCGCAAGGCCAACGGAACGTCTGCCGGCGCGCCCCGGGCCATCGCCGTGGGAGCGCGATACGCGATCGATGCTCGACGAGGCCGATCGCATCGGGCTGAAGGTCAACGGGCAGTGGACCGCCGACGACCTGCGTTGGCACATCCGGCAGCGCCATCGGGCGCAGGGGAGAGCCGCATGAGGCGGATTGGCGACGAGATGGGCGGCATCGGCGCGAAGCGCGTCTGGCACGGGTCGCAGGAGCAGGGCGAGCAGGCCGTGCATCGGCCGGGGATGTGCAGCGCGCACGGCTGTCCGCTGCCGGGTGCGATCTCGACGGGCGGCGACTCGCCGAAGTACTGCTGGCTGCACTTCGGGGCGGGAGTCGATGCGAACGACCGGATCACGTCGTGGCTGCGACGCCGGCCTCTGGTCGTCGAGGCGCTGTGGGTCACCGAGGCGTGGTCCGAGGCGCAGATCGACGCGCTGGGCGTGCGGCTCGACGAGGCCGGGCTTGGCGACATCGCGCCTCAGATCCGCGTGCTCTCGCACGAGGGCTACGGTCGGCACGGCGAGGGGCTCTCCGTCACCCGCGACGAGCGCAAGCACCCGAAGCTCTTCATGCAGCGGGTCCGCGGGTGGGTGTCGACTCAGATCGGCGCGATCGGACGCAGCGCATGAAGCCGTCCTGCCGCCACTGCACGCATGCCGAGGGTCGGCCCGGCGTCGACTGGCGCGGCGCGGCGCTGTGGTGCCTGCGGCATCGGACACTGGTGCAGCGGCCGTGCGCCGACTTCGCCCGCGAGCCGGGCTCGGACGACGAGGGCGCGGCATGACGCTCTGCCCCGAGTGCCAACGCGCCGAGCTGGACCCGCTGCACTGCGTGTACGGCCGCGGGCTGTGCTGCCGGGCCCGCGCGATCATGGCCACGCCGAGGGGGCTGCGCCGCCAGGCCGCCGATGCGGTGCAGACCGGCCTGTCGCCGCTCGAGCGGCACCAGGTGCGCATCCGGTGCGAGGAGCTGCTCAGGCCGACGAAGAGCGAGGCGCTTCGCGGCATGGCTGTGCAGGGCGGCGCGCAGTGAGTCAGGCAAGTCCAACGACAAGGAGGGTCGACATGACGCAGAAATCCGTGGGGGTGCAAGGCCAGTCGAAGGCGCCCCGCGCGAACATCTTCGACCACGCGCAGCCGACGTTCGTCGCTAAAGGCGCGGTGGTCGTCGACAAGGTGCAGCGGTTCGGGTGGGAGACCATCGACGAGCCCGGCGAGCTGCACTGGCTCGACAAGGACACGCTGTCTGTCGATCACGAAATCTACCAGCGGCAGATCGACAACCCGGCGAAGGTCAACAAGATCGCCGGACAGTGGTCGTGGATGGCGTGCGGTGCGCTGACCGTCGCGATCCGGCAGTCCGGCACCTACTGGGTCATCGACGGGCAGAACCGGCTCGCCGCAGCCCGCAAGCGTAGCGACATCAAGACGCTACCGTGCTTGGTGTTCCTTGTGGATTCGCCCGAGGCAGAAGCTGCCGCCTTCGTGCGAATCAACAAGAACCGCCGATCGTTGTCGCGGGTCGAGATGTTCAAGGCCGAAGTGGCGATGAAGGACGAGTACGCACTGCGGCTTGTTGCAGTCCTCGAGCGGTACGGCTATCGCGTCGCGGTTGGCGGCAACAGGCGCGCGTTGCAGTGCGTCGACTGCCTGCTCAGACTGCTGCGCGAGTCGCCCAATTCGCTGGAAGTGGTCCTCGACGTGCACAACGTCGTGCTCGACTCGGGCAAGGTGCTTACGGAGATGGTCAACGGCATGGCGTTCCTCATCGCGCAGGGCGTCGACTTCAGCAAGCCGGCGCTGCGTCGAAGGATCGCGCAGGTCGGCCACGATGCAATCCTCAAGTCGATCCGGGACACGATGCACTTCCGGGGCGCCTCGACTCAGTCGATCTACGCAGAAGGCATCGCGCGTGCGGTCAACAAGGGGTTGCGCAACGACTTGATCGTACTGGACGCCGGTTGATGCTGACCAAAGTGCTCCGACGTTTTGGCCGCGAGCGTGTCGCTGCGGCGCTCGCCTACGCCGAGGAATGCCTCGGGCGCTTGCGCAACCAGCCGAAGGGCCGGACATGACCACGATCGCATTCACCGTGCCAGGGGTTCCGGTCGCGAAAGGCCGTCCGATCGTCAGCACCCTGCGCGGCCGGCCGATGATGCGCACGCCGGCACGCACGGCGCGCTACGAGTCGCAGGTGGCGCTGTTCGCGTCGCAGGCGATGGCGGGCCGCGCGCCGGTCACGTGCGCGGTGATCGTGCACATGGTCGCGGTGTTTCCGGTCGCGCCGTCGTGGCCGAAGCGCCGGCAGCGAGCGGCACTCGCCGGCGAGATCCGGCCGACCTGCCGACCGGACCTTGACAACGTCGCGAAGGCTGTCGGCGACGGCTGCAACGGCATCGCGTGGGCCGACGACAGCCAGATCGTCGAGCTGCGCACCGAGAAGCGTTACGGCGAGGTACCCGGCCTGCACGTGACGGTCTCGTGGGCGGGTGGAGAGTCCGATGTGCCGCCGCAGGGTGACCCCGCCACCGTGCAACTGTTGGACCCCGAGGACGTCTTCGCATGACCCGTCGATCGCATCGCTTCGCGTTCTCCGCCAGACACTCCGCCGCGGTGAACGCCCTGTACCTCAAGCAGCTCGCCGACGGCCTCGTCGAAGGGCCGTTCCCGGGAAGACCGCAGCGCCTGGGTCTTGCGGTTCGGCTGGCGCTGCGCGCGTGGAGGGCGTACCGATGATCCGCGGAGTCCCCACCGGCGATCCCCGGGTCGCGACGTTCGTGCTCACGGTCCGCGAGCGCTGCGCCGGCCGCGCCAGCCACGACCGGCCGCTCTACGACATCGCCGACAGCCTTCGCGCGGAATGGCGCCGGCGCGGCGAACTCGTGAATCTCGCGCCGTCCGACGAGGAACTGATCGAGCGCGAGATCCGGCGGTGCACCGGGACCTGACGATGAGCGCGATGCTCGAGGAGCTGACGCTGGTCATCGGTCACGCCGCCACGCGCCGCCTGGTCGAGGTCTACGGCGGGCGCAACATCTTCCCGCCGATGCTCGGCGCTACCGGCGCACGCTGGAACCAGGTGCGCGAGATCGTCGGCGAGGCCGCGGCCGACGCACTGTGCCGGCGCTACTGCGGCACACGGCTCTACATCCCGCTCAACGTCGCCGCCAGGCGCGCGTGGCAGGAACGCGAGATCGTACGGCTCTCCGCCGAAGGACTCTCGGACGACGAGATCGCCGACAAGATCGCGGTGATGATCCGCCCGACGGCGAGCTGGGTCGCACGTGTGCGCCGGCGGGCGACAAGGGAGGCAGAAAGCGCCGCGTCCACGACTGTCGTGATGGACTTGTGACATGGGTATACCGAGAACAGCATTCCAGCCCGGACACGTGAAGGTCGGCGGGCGCAAGAAGGGCACGCCGAACAAGGCGACGGCCGACATCAAGGCGCTTGCCCGGGTCCACGGGCCCGAGGCGGTCGAGAAGCTCGTCGAGCTGATGCGCACCGGCCCCGAGAAGGTGAGGCTCGCGGCGGCCCGCGAGCTCCTGGACCGCGGTTACGGCAAGCCGACACAGGCGGTCGAGGTCTCGGGCCACGAGGGCGGGCCGCTGCTCGACTGGACCGCGCTGCTCGCCAAGCCCCCGACGCAGGAGTGATGCTGCACGCCGGGCAGCAGTCGATCCTGAGGTCGGCCGGGAGGTTCAACGCCGTCGCCTGCGGCCGCCGCTTCGGCAAGACGACCCTCGGCGTGGCGATCGCCGCCCACGGCGCACCGCATTCGCCAGGTGGGCTGCTCTCTGGGTACTCCGTCGGATGGTTCGCCCCGACGTACCGTCTGCTGGACGAGGCATGGCGTGCGGCCCGGGGTTTCCTTCGCAACCTCGTCGTGCGCACCGATGCGCAGCAGAAGCGGCTCGAGCTCGCCACCGGCGCCGCGTTCGACTTCTGGACTCTGGAGGACGTGGATGCCGGCAGGGGGCGGAAGTACGGGCTGGTGATCGTGGACGAGGCCGCGATGGCCCGGCACCTCGAGTCGACCTGGAATGCAGCGATCCGACCGACCCTCACCGACTACCGCGGGGCCGCCTGGTTCTTCTCGACCCCGAAGGGCCGCAACTACTTCTGGCAGCTGTACCAGCTCGGCACCGAGGACTCAGCACAATGGCGCGCGCACCATGCGCCCACCGCGGCCAACCCGCACATCGATCCGGCTGAGATCGAGGAGGCCAGGCGCAACCTGCCCGAGAGGATCTTCGCGCAGGAGTACCTCGCCGAGTTCCTGGAGGACGGTGCCGGAGTCTTCCGGCGGGTCAGCGACGCGATAGACGACGAGCTGACCGCGATCGTCCCGGTGAGCCATGACGACGGGTCGGGAAGCGCCTACGCGATGGGGGTGGACTGGGGGCGTCACAACGACTGGACCGTCATCACCGTGATCGAAGCCCCATCGAACCGGGTCGTCGCGTTCGATCGCTTCAACCGCATCGAGTACGCCTTCCAGATCGAACGGCTGCGGGCGCTCCATTCCCGGTTCCCGGCGGCGCAGATCGTTGCCGAGGCCAACGCCATGGGCGAACCGCTGATCGAGCAGCTGCAGCGCGCGGGGCTGCCGGTGCGCGCCTTCACCACCACCAATGCCTCGAAGGCCGCCATCATCGAGTCGCTGTCACTCGCGCTCGAGCAGGGGGAGCTGCGCATCCCCCGGATACCGGAGCTGGTACGCGAGCTGCTCGCGTTCGACCAGGAGCGGCTCGCCTCGGGCGCCGTCCGCTACGGTGCCCCGCCGGGGCAACACGACGACTGCGTGATGAGCCTCGCTCTCGCCTGGAATGCGGCCGCAGCCGCCGGTGCGCCGTCCGTCGGCTTCGCCCGGCGCCCCCGCTGACCCGACCGCGCGCAGCGCACCGCCGTGCGCCTGCCGCGTGCGGCACTCGCTCGGTACAACCCTGCGGGTGACTGCCCGCCGCCCCGTACCCGCGCTGCTCGCCGCGGCGCCTCGTCCCGTCCCGACGCGCACCGAGCGCGGCGGCCCCGTCGGCATCTACCGCAACGCCGCCTCCGCGGCCGACGCGATGCTCGGCGCGCTGGTCAGCCTGCCCGAGATCGATTCCGTCCTGGCGCGAGCCGGCATCCACCGCCACCAGCTGCGCGAGCTCGAGTTCGACGACGAGATCGCCGCTGCCCTCGACACCCGGCGCGATGCGGTGCTGTCCACGCCGTGGCGTCTCGAAGGCGAGGACGGGGAGCGCACGGTCTGGGTGATGGAGCAGCTCGAGCCGTGCATCGAGTCGATCCTGCGGGGAGCCTGGGCGGCGGTGCCGTACGGCTACTCGGTCATGGAGGCGATCTACGCCAACGTCGAAGGAGGGCGGATCGGGCTCGCGAGCTGCGCGGAACGCCCGATGGAGTGGTTCAAGCTGCAGCGCGATGGCCGGGTGTTCGCCACGATCGGCGGCCTGCCGGAGTTCGAATGCGACCAGGTCCTGAAGTGGCACATCACGCGCCGCAACCCGACATGGCGCAACCCGGCCGGCGACGCGCTGCTCTCGCGCCTGTACTGGCCGTGGCACTTCCGCACCAACGCCTGGCGGTTCTGGCTCGAGTTCCTCGAGCGCTTCGGCATGCCGCTGATGCTCGGCAAGGGCGCCCAGCCCCAGAAGCTCGCCGACGCGCTCGTGGCGATGGGGGCGTCCGCGGCGATGGCGGTCGGGCTGAACGAGGACGTCCAGGCGGTCACCTCGGGGGCCGCCGCCGGCGAGTTCGAGCGCGCGGAGAACGCGCTCGCGCGCCGCATCCAGAAGCTCGTGCTCGGTCAGACCCTGACCACCGACGTCGACGGCAAGGGCTCATACGCGGCCGCCCGTGTCCACGACCTGGTGCGCCAGGACCGGCGCAACGCCGACCTGCGCCTGGTGCGTCCCACGGTGCAGCGGATCGTCAACGCCCTGTGGCTGCTCAACCGCTTCCCGGGCCGCCCGCCCGTCTTCCTGCAGCAGGACGGCCAGGGGCTTCAGCTCGAGCGGGCCGAGCGCGACGAGCGGCTGGTGAAGACGGGCATCCTGCAGCTGTCCGAGTCGTACTTGCTGCGCACCTACGACTACGAGCAGGGCGACATCTCCATCCCGGCCGCCCCGGCGCCCCGCGCTCCCGAGGACGCCGAGCGTGATTCGAGGAGCCGCGCCGGCGCGGGACGCCAGGCTGCTGCGGGGGCAGTGACCCTCGCCGCTGCTCCTGCCTTCACCGCGAGGCAGATGGAGATCGAGGCCCTGGGCGACGTGCTGCTCGAGGAGGGCGGGGCGCCCGTTCCGAAGGCGGCGATCCATGCCGCGATACGCGCGGCCCGTGACCCCGAGGACCTGGCCGAGCGGCTCGCCATGCTCCTGCCGGCCCTGCCGGGCAGCGCCTTCGAGGAGCTGCTGGCCCGCGCGCTCTTCGCCGCCGACCTCATCGGCTACGTCCAGGAATCGGTCAACCGACCGGCACTCACCTCCGAGTAAAGGAACCCAGCGATGTCCAGCAACCGGTCCGCCGCCGGCCTCATTGTCAACGCCGGCCTCATCACCCGCCCGCAGATGATCGAGGTCATCGAGGCGCCGTTCTTCCAGTTCGAGCTCAAGTGCTTCGATGCGGACGGCCGGCTGAAGTGGTCCGAGGTCTTCCGCAACGCCGTCACGCGCGTGGGCGCGGGCGACCTGCTCGACAAGTACCTCGCCGGGTCGACCTACACGGCCGCGTGGTACCTCGGGCTCATCTCGTCCACCTCCTACACCACCGGCCCGGCGACGACCGACACCGCTGCCTCGCACGGCGGCTGGACGGAGTGCGCCGCGTACTCCGCCGGCACCCGCCCGCAGATCACGTTCGGTGCGTCCTCGACCGGCTCCAACAACGTCACCAAGGCCGCGTCGAGCGCCGTGTCCTTTGCCATCAACGGCACCGACACGGTGAAGGGTTGCTTCGTGATCTCCAACAACACGAAGTCGGGCACGACGGGGATCCTCTACTCCGCCGGCACCTTCACCGACCGCGCGGTCGTGAGCGGCGACACCCTGAACGTCACACCAACGTTACAGATTACATGCTCTTGAGTTTGAACAGTCGGTTCGCGTTTTAGCCTCCTCGGGAGAACCTGATGCCCAGAACCGCGTGCGACGACCCGATTATCGGGAATGTCTTCGGTCGCCTGCTGGTGATCGACGTCGGCCGGGCTGTCGCCGGGCCCCCGGCAGGGCGAGTGCGGACCGCGATCTGCCGCTGCCTGTGCGGCAACGACGCGCTCTCTTTCCAGCAGATCGGAAACTTGAATCACGGCAAGGTCCGGTCCTGCGGCTGCCTGAAGTCCGAGGTCACGCGCGCCAGGCAGACGAAGCACGGACACGCGAGGGCAGGCGTGCGTCGCACGCCAGAGTACGAGGCCTATCTCGCCATGCTCGGCCGCTGCCACAACCCTAACGACGCCGACTACCCGAATTGGGGTGGGCGAGGTATCGAGGTGTGTGAGCGGTGGCGCGGCAATCCGTCGGCGTTCCTCGTGGACATGGGTCCGAGGCCGTCGGCGCAGCACTCGCTCGGCCGGATCGACAATGACGGCCCCTATTCGCCCGAGAACTGCCGCTGGGAGGTCAAGGTCGAGCAGATCCGAAACCGGAGCAACACGAGGCGTATCGAGTTCAACGGCGAGACGCTGACGCTCAAGGAGTGGGCCACTCGCCTCGGGGTGAAGTACATCACGCTCTACATGCGATTACGCGAAGGCTGGCCCGTCGAGCGCGCACTGACCACCGGCGGCGCGCATGGCTGACAACGTCACGGTCGACAACGGCACGGGCTCGGACTACGTCGTCGCGACCGACGAGGTCGGCGCGCGCCACATCCAGATCGTCAAGCTCGCCCACGGCGCGGACGGGGCGCTCGATGGGCTTGCCGACGACGCGAGCCCGCTGCCCGTCAACATCCACTCGCCCGCGCAGGAGGGGTTCAGCTACTCGCGGGCGGGAGTGATCGCGCAGAACTCGGTTCTCCTGTCGATCGATTGCACGAAGCTCCGCGCGCTGTCCATCCAATGCACCTCGATGGGCACTACGGGCGTCGTGACGCCCGAGTGGAGCAACGACAACGCCACGTGGGTCGGCACGACGCTCGCGCCCACCTCCAGCTCTTCCGCCGGCGTCGCCACGACCTTCAACGCGGCAGGGCTGTGGACGACGCATGTCGTGGCGCGCTACTTCCGCTTGCGCCTGTCGACCGCGACGACGGCTGGCACGACGACGATCTACGTGCAGGGGTTCAACGTCCCGATTGACCTGCCCTACGGGTCGATCGCGTCGATCGCGTCGAGCATCACGCCGGGCACCGGATCGTCGAACCTTGGGAAGGCGGAGGACACAGCGCACGCGACCGGCCATGTCGGCGTGATGGCGCTGGGCGTGCGCAACGATGCGTTCGCCACGCTTGCCACCACCGACCTCGACTACACCCCGCTCGCGGTCGACGGCGCGGGCCGGCAGGCAGTCAACGTGTCGCAGGTAGGCGGTGCGGCACTCGCGCTTGGCGCCGCGGCGACCGCCGCGTCGATCCCGGTCAACATCGCCAGCGACCAGACCGTGCCCGTCACGGCGACCGGCGCGGTCGCCGACGGCGCTGCGGCGTCGGGG